GCAGCAAGTCAAGGTCAACGCCTTGCTTGCCGCCGAACGGAAGAAGGCAGAGGACGCCACGGCGCTCCGGCTCAAGCAGGAGGCGGAGGAGGCGAAGCGCAAGGCCGACGCCGATGCAGATCGCAAGCGGCAAGAGGAAGCCGGTGAATACGAGACGGTCAAGGCGGCGCTGACCGATGAGCGGGATACCGCTGTTGCGGAACGCGACACGCTTAAGGCGGAAAACGAGTCACTGGTTGCCTATTTCACCACGCAGTACGACGCGGCGATGAAGGACCTGCCCGAGACGATCCTCGCCTTCCAGCCGGATGCCGACGCCCCGTTCGCCACGAAGGCGGCGTGGCTGGCGAAGGCCCAGGAGCAGGCGAAGAAGCTCGGGGCGACGACGGCGGGAGGCTCCCGCCAGAACCCGCCCGCGAACGGTGCGGCGAAGCCGAAGGTGCCGAGCGTGCTGTCACCCAAACGGATCATGAACTAGCGGGGAGCAGACCCTTATGGCCGATCTGACGGTCACCGCAGCGCAACTGCGGCCCATTGAATCCATCGAGCTCCGCACTGTCTCGATGATCGCTGCCGAGGCGATCACGAAGGGGCAGGCGGTCTACCAGAACACCTCCGGCAACGCCGCGCTGGCCGACGCCAGCGCCTCGGGCACCGTCGCCACGCTGGTCGGCATCGCGACGGAAGACGCCGCCGCCGGCAGGGCCGTGACCGTGCTGCACTACGGCCGGCTCGCGGGCTACACCCTGACCGGGCTCAACGGCGGTGCCGCCGTCTACGTCTCGGACACCGCCGGCGCGCTGGCCGATGCCGCCGGCACGGTCAGCAAGATCGTCGGCCGCGTCTTCCGCATGAACGACATCGACCGGACCAAGTTCCTGTTCGTTGACGTTCGCTTCAACGTGTAGAAAGGGGGATGATCCATGAGTCTCTTCGCAGGCATCCTCCGCACCGAGGACACCAACGCCGCCCTCACCTCGTTCGATCCCGAGATCATCGAGGAGGGCATCAACAGCATCCTGGCCACCTACGTGGCCGAGCGCAACGCCGCGCAATCCCTGTTCGTCGCCAGCGAAGTTACCGTCGCCTCCCAGCGCATCCGCGCCGGCGCGATTGACGAGGGGCAGGAACTGGGAGCGGACGGCCGCCCGCTCGAAACCCACGTCGGCGGCTACTACGACGTCGGGTTCCCGCTCAAGCGCGTCGGCTGGGCCGTCGGCTGGAACCGGGAGACCTTCGCCCACATGACCGTGGCCGACCTCGACCGTGAGGTGGGGGCCAAGGTGGCCGGCAACGCCCGCCGCCATACCCGCGAGATCATGCGCGCGCTGATGGCCGACAACGCCAACTTCACCTACACCGACGAGCTGGCCGGCAACGTCACCGTGCGCCGCCTCGCCAACACTGACGGCACCTCGTTCTACTACGGCGGGTCGGAGCAGGAGGATAACCACTACCTGTCCTCCGGCTACGCCAACACCGCGCTGAGCGCGACGAACAACCCGTTCGTGACGCTGGCCGCCGAGATTCGCGAGCACTTCGACACCACGACCCGGATCGTCGCCTTCATCAATTCGGCGCAGCGCGCCGAGGTGCTGGCCGACCTGACGACGTTCGTGGACACGGCGGTGGTCGGGATCGAGCCGGCCAACGATACGGCGGTCGCCCTCGACCAGGGCATCAACGTGCCGGGCGACTTCCTCGGCATCGACTCGGCCTCCGGCGTGTTCGTCTACGTCTGGGACCGGATCCCGGCGTCGTACGTCTACGCGCAGGCGGTCGACGAAGCGCGCCCGGTCTCGCGGCGCGTACCGTCCCCGGAATCGCTGCGGGGGTTCACGCTCCTGCCCGAGGAATCGCACATCCCGTTCTACAAGCGGACCTGGCTCGAACTGTTCGGCTACGGCGTCAGCAACCGCCTCAGCGCGGCCGTGATGTTCCTCGACGCCGGCGCCTGGGCTGATCCGACGATCTAGGAAGGGGTGACCTGATGGCATCGAAGATCGGGATGGCCCGGCGCAATGAAGCCGCCCAGGCGCGGATTGACGCAGCGCTGGAGTCGATCGTCGCGGATGCCGGACTCGCCCTGCCCGAGCGCCCTGCCCGATCGCGGGATGCGGTGTGGGACGAAACGCAACGGCTGGAATGGCAGGCTGATCTCCTGGAAACCGTGCGTCGCGCACTGGTTCAGGATGAACCAGACCTTGCCTCACTCAAGCGCGCGGAGCTCGACGCCTACGCGGAAGCGCACGGGGTCACCGATCCCGGCGCGCTGCCGAACAAGGATGCCGTGCTTGCCGCAATTGCCGCCGCAGAGGTGCCGGCATGACCTACGACCCGGCCCGCCTGACGCCGCTCGATGAAATCCGGTTCCTCGCCTATGACACGGGCGCGACCGAGATCTGCTCCGATACGGAGTACGAGGCGAGCATCGCCAAGTACACCAACTGGAAGTATGCGGCCGCCGAAATGATCGAGGCGGTGGCGGATCGGGTGGACCAGAAGCGAACGTCATTCACGGCGCCGGGTGATGTTGCGCTGTCGTGGTCACCGCAACGGACAGCCGGCCTTCGCAAGAAGGCCACGCTGCTCCGAGCGGAGGCTGACGCGGAAGAGAACCCGAGCACGGTCGGAACGGTGACGACGCTCACCATGCCCTACCTGACCGGCGGCGAGTACGCCGTCGATGCGGAGGATTTGGCATGGTAGACGGAACTTCCACGCTGACCGATGCCGAGATTGCGGAGTTGCGGCAGGACTACGCCGACGGCATGGCGACGCTCCAAGCATGGACGCACGGCCCGGTGATCGTGCTCTCCCGGCTCGGGGAGGCGACGACCGACACCGTGACCTGCATCACGATCCGGCTCGCCGACCGGCAGGAGGAAACGACCGGCTTTGGCACGGCGACCACCGGCACCGAGCAGAGCGGCATCTTCAAGGCGTGGGCGACCGAGTTCAGCCGGCCCCCGCGCAGCGGCGACACCTTCACCTGGGGCGCGTTCACCTGCACGGTGGCGCTTGACCGCGGGGAGGAGTTGAAGGATTCCGGCGTGTGGGCGGTGAACTTCATCGCAAGGCAAAGGAACCGGACGTAATGGCCGTGTTCTGGACGAAGCCGCCGACGATCATCGCGGCGGCGATCAACTACCGCAAGAACCGGGCGCGCACGCGCATTTTCGCTGCGGCGGCGACACACGCGGCGCGGGGTGAGGCGGCGATGAAGGCCGGCGCGCCGTGGAACGACCGGACCGGCAATGCCCGGCAGGGGTTGTTCGGGCAGGCGGAGATCAGCGGTGCGGCGGCCACGATCACGCTCGGGCACACCGTCAGTTACGGCCCGTACCTCGAGTTGGGCACGAGCAAGATGGCCCCCCGGCCGATCGTGGTGCCGACCGTGACCGAGATCGCGGCGGCGTTCGTCAAGGAATCGGCCGTGATCGTCCGTAGCGAGTTCGGGGGCTAGCGATGGCCGCGACCGCGACGCTGATCCGGGACTACCTGCTGCAGGACGCGACGATCACGGCGCTGACCGCCACCCGCATCTATGACCGCGACGTGCGGACGGCCGGGCCGGATACGCCCTCCACGTTCCCCTACGCGGATTCGGGGGTGCCGCTGACGCACCTGATCGTCGATGACAGCGGCGGCACGGCGGCGCCATTGGGGCCGTCGGGCGCGTATCAGGATCAGGTACGGGTCTGGATCATCGGGCCGAACACGGCCACCGGGCGGGGTGAGGTGGAACTGCTGACGCAGCGGGTGCGGGTCCGGCTCCACCGCTGGCAGGAGGGCACGAGTCGCGTGTTCGCGACCTACGCCAGCCGGACCGGGTTCGTCGCCGATCCACCGCCGCACCTCGGCGTGATGGACGTGCTCACGTTCGCAGTTGCCGGCCTCACGGTTGGCGCAAGGAGCTAACGGAATGACCGACAAGGAACCGACCAAGAGCGAGCAGGACAAGCTCGACCGGCTCGCCAAGGAATTCGCGGAAACCGGCAAGTACGAGCCGGGCTACGAGTACCAGTACGTCACCAACGGCGGCGAGACCCGCGTGGTGGCGAAGAAGATCGAACGGAAGGGCTAACGCCATGCCACGCATCGAGCTGGCGCCACTCGGCCCGTTCCACGACCTGGAGGCGACGGTCGCGAGGATTCGCGCCGCGCATCCGGGGATCACGGACCGGGGGGTGAACCAGGCGGTCAAGCGGATGCTGAACGGGTACAAGCCGCGCCACAAGGGGCGGATCGTCTACCTGTTCGGGGCCGACATCATGACCGCCCAGATCGATGCGATCCCGGCATGGCGGTGGCTCTCCGACGGCGCGAAAGCGCGGTTGCTGGAACACCCGACCGAGGGCGGCACCTGCCTCCCCGAGACGGTCGACGGCGACGACGACCAGACGCGGATCGACCTCGTGCAAGCGGGGCTGATCAATGAGCACTACCGCAAGGGCGTGAACCGCTCGGTCCTGATCAGCCCGCGCGGGTTGTCGCAGACCTACGTCTGGCGGATCGAGAACGACTGGCTGCAGGAGGTGACGCCCGCCGACTACCGGCTGATCTTCGCCCACCCGGCCAGCCGCCGGCGGTTCCGCGACCCCGACCGGCACGGCCCGTACCAGGACGTGCGGTCGTACGACGGGCCCAACATCGTCACCCATCGCGAGGTGTCCCGGTCAATGCGGGACGTGGAGTACATGCTGCGGCAGACCACCGCCGCCAAGAACTGGCAGGGTTCGGACCTGCCGAAGCAGTAACGGAGGAACGCAATGGCTGGAGCACCAGTTACCGGCTACAACCTCAATCACCTGCAGGTGGCGGCCAAGTCCGGCTCGCCCACCTACAAGGACATCAACTACGCGCAGACGATCGAGTTCCCGATCACGCAGGACTCGGAGACGCTGCGGGCCGACGGCGCGGCGGTCGTGACCGCGCAGAGCGCCCCCGAGGGTGGCGGCTCGATCCAGTTCGCCAGCATCGACCTCGCCACGATGGCGGTCATGACCGGCGGCACCACGAGCGAGTCCGGCACCGCTGGCACCCGCATTACGCGGCTGGAGATTCCGTCCGATTACAGCCCGCCGGCCGTGATCGTGGTCGCGTGGATCCCGAACGTGGACGGCAACAGCACGTCCGCCGGCCTCCGCGTCACGATCCCCAACGGCAAGCTCACGATGCCGTCCGGCACCTTCGGCCAGGAATCCTGGTCGGAGATGTCGTCCGACCTCTCGTTCGTCGGTGACGACAACGACGTGATGCTGATCTGGGAAGAGCTCGCGACCGCGCCGACGTTCACCAGTGGCGTGATCCCGACCAACCTGACCCCGCCGGCCTAACGGCTGACGGCTGACCCGATGGGGGCGGGAATGGCCCGCCCCCATCCCACAAAAGGATAGCGACCGATGGCATTCAATCTTCCCACCCGTGACGCGCTCCGTGAACACAAGTTGCGTGTCCTGGAGGACGGCTACGAATTCCCCCTCGCCGCCACCTCCCTCGTCTACGGGCAGAAACTGACCGCCCGCGCCCACCGCCTGAGCACTACCGACAAGGCCGCGATCGACGCCCTCCCCACCACGTTGCAGGACACCGTGTGGTCGGGCATCAAGCAGTTTGCCGAGCTCGTGAAGGACGGTCGCGAACCGGCCAGCCTGGCCGAGGCGGCGGCCCGCAACGACGAAATTCGCAAGGCCGCTAATGGCTTCTGCATCGCCGCCTTCATCGAGCCGCGCCTGGTCGCGACCGAGGCGGAACTGGCCGGCAATCCCGGTGCCTACGTCGTGGACGACATCGAGGCTGAGGACCGCATCTCGTTCATGTATGCCTGTCTCGACGCCGATTCCGCGCAGGCGAAGCAACTGCGTCCTTTTCGTCGCGAACGCGCGCATGACGTACCTCACGATGCGGCTGTGCCAGTTGCCGCGGCTTCCATCGGAATTGTGGAACCTGCGTAGCGCGGGGTACGACGAGGAAACGTGCCTCGACTTCGACCTCGCGCACATCACGTTCTGGGACGATTTCGAGGGTCACCGCAACGAGCGCAAAAAGGTCACGGTGCCACAGTCGCAACGGCTGGGGCCGAACCAGGCATGGGTGCCGACGTATGCCGGCGACGGCGACATCCTCCGCAGCTTCTACGGCGTGGGCCGACCGGCGGCGGACGCACCAGACCCGATCGTGGCCGCGTTGACCGATGACGACCTCGCCACGTTCCTGCCGGAGTGGGACGCGCCGGAGATGCAGGCATGAGCGAACGGGACCGCCACAACCGAACCCAGGCGGTCCCGTTCGGCGCGCCGGGCCATGTTGACTTTGTCGTGATCGATGGGCGTTACGTGCGCTACCGCTGCAAGCACCGCACCTGCCCCGAGCGGGAGGCGGCGCGGCTGCGGGGCGAGTACGCCTACCACGTCGTGGACGTGGTGACGCACCTGGCATGGTTCGAGTACGAGCCGATCCCGCCCAAGCGGCGCGTGGCCTAAGTGTCCACCTCGGTCATGCCGGCCGGTACATCGGACAGGGTCGGCAGGGCATCCGTGAGCGCATCGCCTGGCCAGCGGTCGATCATCCCCTCGGCTATCGCGATGGTGGGCGTCATGGCCCCGGCCCGCGTTTGCCCCACCATCACCTGCACCTCGCGATCCTGCCGAATGATGCAGATGCCGAATGCCCACGCTTCATCCTCATCCTTCAGGACCACCAGTGACCGCGCCAGCCGATCGTCACCAAGCGGCGGCATCGACACATCCCGCGCCCGGAATGTCGCGTTGGCATAGTCGGCGTCGGCCAGGACCACCGATTCATAATACGCCTGCACCATATCGGCCAGTGGCTCGACCGCATCCCGCGCGTCGAGGCGGCGGACGAACGCCAGCGCCGCCGCCTCGATCATCACCAGCGTGCCGGCGATGAGATCGCTAAAGCCAGGATCGGCCAGCGCGAACGCGACCGCCTCCCCGCCATCGAACCCCTCCAGGCTCCAGTAGTCGATTGGTGCCGGGGCGGGTCGTGGAGTGGCTTGTGCCATGACCGGAACCGGCAGGACGGCGACAACGGCACCGGAAACGAGGGCACGGCGGGTGATGCGTGGCATGAGGTGTCCTTCGGTAGGGCGGCTCATGCGGCCATCTTACCAGCGAACCAGCGATTGCGAATAATGGCTGGCGCCGCTATACTGAACGTACAGGGCTATCGGCTCGCCGGCAGCCACAAGACAGAGCGCTAGATTGGCGCGGTTTCTGGAGCAGTCCAGATGCCGCGCCATTTGTGTTTTAAGGCACACGCATGGCGATGCTGCTCGGGACGGCCTCGGCGCAAGTCACGCTGGACGTCTCCCAATTCATGGCCGCCGCTGGTCAGGCCGAAGGCGCGATGAACAATCTCGCCAACGCCGGCGGGAAGGGCACGCCTGGCTTCCTGTCGAGTCTCAACAAGGGCGCGCTTGGTCTCGGCACGGCACTGATCGCGCCAATGACGCTCGGGCTCTCGGCGGCGGTCGATCTGGAGCAAGGGCTGGCGAACGTCGATGCCGCGCTCGGCGACATCTCCGACGCCGACCTCTCCGTGCTCTCCACCGGGATTCAGCAGATAGGCGTGGACTCGCAGTACAGCGCGGTCCAGGTCGCGGCGGTCTCCGAGGAACTGGCGAAGGCCGGATTCAGCACGACCGAAATCATTGGGGCAACGCGGGCCACGGTTGATCTCGCACAGGCGACCGGCACGGACCTGCCCACGGCGGTGGGGGCGGTCACGCAGGCGATGAGCGTCTGGCAGGACGGGATCGTGGACACCTCGATCGCGCTCACGGACGCCAGCCGCGTCGCCGACATCTATACGGTGGCAGCGAACAACTCCAGCGCCTCCGTGCAGGACATCGCGGTCGGCATGCGCTCACTCGGCCCTGTTGCCGCATCGATGGGGATCTCGTTCGAGGATTCCGCGGCGGCGATCGCGCTCTTTACGAACTACGGCCTGACCGGCGCCGACGCCGGCATTTCGTTGGCGCGCGGCATCCAGGAACTCTCCAACCCCTCCAGCGCGGCATCGGCGGCAATGGCCGAACTCGGTATCACGGCGTTCGACGCGCAGGGGCAGTTCGTCGGCTTCTCGTCCCTGTTTGACCAACTGAACACCAGCATGGCCGGGATGACCGACCAGCAGAAGATCGCCACGCTCTCGCTGATCTTCGGCGCAGAAGCGGTCGACGTCATGGGGCTGGCCGTGCTGACGGGTGCGGAGGCGTACGACGAACTCACCGGGCAGATGGATGAGTCCGGCGCGGCGGCGGAGCAGTCCGCGATCAGGATGGATACCCTCGGCGCGCAGTTCGGGACGCTGGTGGAGGGCGTCAACACCTTCCTCGGTTCGCTTGTTTCCGGCCTGATTCCGGGGCTGCGGTTGCTGGTCGATGGGGCCAATGCGGCGATCAATGCGCTCATGAAGTTGCCTGAAGCGGTCAAGACGGTGGTGGGCGCCGTCGCCGGCCTCCTGGCGGTATACGCCGGCATCACGCGGGCGGTGCAGGCGTTCCGGCTCGTCAACGGGCTGGTGAGCACGATGTCGGCCGGAACGGTTGTGGCGAACGCCACCAGCCGGGGCCTCCTGGCAACCGTGCTGCGGTTTGTGCCGGCGCTGGCCCTGGTGGGTGCCGGGTTCCTGATCTGGCAGCACAACATGTTCGACGTGCAGGGCAAGTTCAAGGCCTTTGTCGGCGGCATCAAGCGTTTCGGCAAGTCGTTCACCGACTCATTCAACAACCTCACGGATTCCGTCTATGAGTGGCACGGCGGCGTGACTTCGGTGATGACCTCGGCCGGGATGAAGAAGCTGCCGGCCTTCTTCCTCGCCCTCGGCAACGCGATCGCAACGATCGGCGGGCCGGGCGGGCTGCCGATCCTGCGGGACATTGGCGGGTTCCTGATGGACACCGGCACCAACATCCTGCACCTGACCGAGGCGTTCGATCACTTCCGGGGCATGGGGCTCGACCCGGTACAGGCCGGACTCCGCGCAATGGGCGTGATGTTCCCAGAGATCAGCGGGCTCATGGATGACATGCAGATCATCGTGGGCCAGGTGACCGAAGGGTTCAGGAGTTTCCTTGCCGGCGATTTCCAGGCGGGGCTGGTCAGCATCGGCGCGGCGGCACAGACGGCGTTCGGCGCGCTCTCGGACTTCGCCGGGGTCGCCCTCGACTGGACGCTCGATGTCGCGGTGCCGACGATCACCGGCTGGCTGGCCGATGTTGCCGGTGACGTGTGGGCGGGGCTGACGGCGGCGGCCGGGTTTGCCTGGGATGGGCTGGTCCGTCTTGGCAGCGTCACGATCTCGATCGCCGGCTGGGTGTTCAGCGCGGCAATTGACGTCGCCACCGACCTGATGACCTGGATCCGGGACAACGGGCTGGATGTGGCGCAGGACATCGGAAACGTCGCCGTCACGGTCGGCGCAATCATCTGGAACGCCACAGCCGACATTTTCGGCGGCTTCGTGACGTGGGTCTCCCAGTCGATCGCGCTCGAGGATTTCGGCATCGTCGGCGATACGCTCGGGGAGAAGATCAGAAGCGCGCTGAGCCTGGCGTTCACCTCCGGCCGTGGTCTCGGTGGGGCGGTCGGAGCCGGGGTGGCCGGGGCCGGGCAGATCGCGCAATGGCTTGCCGACCAGATCAATGGCATGGACTTCGCTGCCGTGGGCGAGGCAGTGGGGCGCAAGCTGACCCAGGCGATTGCGCTCGTGTTCGCCGGCGGCGTCGGATTCGAGGCGCTGAAGGCATCATTCCTCGCCGGGGTCAGTGCCGCGATTAGTGACATGGACTGGGCCACGATTGGCACGCAGTTCTGGAATCTCTTTACGGCTGTGATGACCGCGCCGCAGGAGTTCATGCAGGGTGTCCTGACTGGCGTGGGCGGCGCGATTTCCGATGCGGTGGCCGAGATCGATTGGGGCACGATTGCGTCCGACATTGGCACGGAACTGAGCAGCGCGATTGAGGGCGCCTCCGACTTCGCCGCCGGGATCGGAAGCAAGCTCAACACGGAACTGAACCAGGCCCTCAACAGCATCGACTTCGGGAGCCTCGCCGGCACGATCGGGAGCAAGCTGAGTGCCGCGATCGAGGGCGTGGAGGGGTTCGCCACCAACCTCGGCGGCAAGATCTATAACGAGTTCATTCAGGCGTTCAACGGCATCAATTGGACCCTTCTCGCCGGCAGCATCGCGGTCGGACTAGGGGACGGCATTTCCAGCGCAGTGAACTTCGCCGCCAGCATTGGTTCCAAGTTGCTGGATGAATTCACGCAGGCATTCAACGGAATCGACTGGAGCGGTGCGGCATCGTCCATCAAGGATGGCTTGCTTGGCGCCGTGGTGGGCATTGGTACCGAGATCGGTCAGGCGATCCTGGACGAGATTCAGGCCAAGCTCGGGGACCTCTGGGACTGGATTCCTGGCACGGATTCCGGTCAGGATCCAACCCTTGCTTTTGCCGGCCTGAACACTGGCCTCGACTTGGTGATCTCCAAGGCCCGCGAGGCACAGGGCGCCCTCGCTGGTGTGTTCGGCGGTGGTGGCCGGGGCGCGGCCGGTGGTGGCGGAGGCCCGTCGGCGGGCGGCATGGTCGCCTCGATTACGGCGATCCAGACCGCGCTCACGTCCCTGACGACGACGGCGCAGACAGCGGCGCTGGCGCTAGGCCTGGCCGGCCTCCAGGCGGGCCAGGCGTTCACCACGGGCATTTCGGCGGGGATCACGGCCGGCGTGGCGGTGGTCGCCAACAGCATGGCGATCATCGTGACCGTGACCGCATCGAGCATGGCGGGCATGGCGGCGGCGGCCACGACCGGGATGGCGCTGGTGCGGGCGGCGGTGGTGTCCGGCATCACCTCGGCCCGCTCGGCGATCACGACCGGGATGACGGCAGCGGTGGGCGTGGTCCGTTCCGGTGTGGCCAGCATGGCGTCGTCGATGGTGGCCGGGATGGCTGTCTTCCGGGGTGCCGTCACCTCCGGGATGGCGGCGGCGGTGTCAGCGGTCCGTTCCGGCGTCGCGGCGATGGTCGCGGCGGCAAGCGCCGGCCGGGGTCAAATGATGAGCGCCGGGCTCGGAATCGGGGCGGCACTGGGGCAGGGGATCGCGGCCGGCATCCGGGGCCAGATCGGGGCCGTGGCGGCGGCCGCGGCGGCGCTGGTCAGTGCGGCGGTCGGAGCCGCCCGTGCGGCCGGGGCGATCAGTTCCCCCTCGCGGGTGATGCGTGACGAGATCGGGATGAACCTCGCGCTCGGCGTCGCCTCCGGCATTTACGCGGGCCTGCCGGCGATCTACCGGGCCGGTGAGCGAATGATCCCCGATGTGCCGCTCTCCGCCTATCGCGCCAATGCCGCGCCGTACGGGGGGAGCGTCATCACGAACACGATCAATACCTACGTCGATGCGAACGGCATCACCGACCCGGAGGCGGTGGCCGAACTGGCTTCCATCCGCACGATGCAGGCGATCACGCTGGTGATGGAGAAGGCCCGATGACCGGACCCTTCTCCTTCCCACCCAGCACCGTCTGGGGCGACAGCGCCTTCTACTGGATCCAGCGCGGCAACGACCGCAGCGACTGGGCCAACGACCTGATCTCCGCCGAAGGGCATGTCGCCTCGAGCAACACCACCATCGTCCAGTACGACGGCTACACGCTGTGGGAATTGACGATCGAATGCTGGTTCCTGGGGCGGGACGCCTGGCAGGCGTTCAACGCGCTGCGGGGCACGGCGGCGACGATGCGCCACCCGGCGGCGCTGACGGCGCAGGCGCCACGCACGGCGATCCGGCAGTACCCGGACGGACCGTACGCGGTGTTCGACAACGTGACCCTGCACGCCACCCGCGACGCTCGGCCGCACCCGGCCTATCCCGACGTGATGATGGCGACGGCAACGTTCCGCCGCACCTACGAAGGAGACGCCTAGATGGCCCGTGGGACACAGGTATTCGTCAGTCGCAACCGCGGACCGTCGCGCGAGGAGTTCGCCGCCGTCAAGGACCGCGCGCTCGACGTGCGCGACTACGGCGCGGCGGGCGGCGGGCTTGGCACCACGATCGCGGACGGCGGCGGCGATCTTGTCGGCATCCGCGCCGAGACCGGGCAGGACTGGATGGAAAGCACCGACAGCATGGACCTCGCCGCGTTCTACCGGGCGCAGGCGGCGGCGGAAGCGACCGGGCGGGGCATCCTGTTCCCGAAGGATACGTACGTCTTCACCGCTCCGGCGTTTCTCCATGCCGGGGTCCGGGTCGACCTTGGCGGCTCGATCGTACGCGGCATCGCCACCGATGCGACCCGCTTCCCGCGCGGCAACCGGGTGTTCGTGCTCGGCATCCTCGCCCGCGAGGACTTCGACCGTTTCGACGCCGCCGGTTGGACGCAGCAGGCCGACAGCGCGGCACAGGACGCCACCACCCTCACCAACGTCACCGGCACGATGCCGGCGGTGGGCGACGTGCTGATGCTGCGTACGCTGGGGTCATCCTCGACGCCGACCTTGCCCGACTACACGACGTGGAACGAGGTGAAGGCAGTCTCGGGCACGACGGTCACGCTGCGCTACCCGCTGGAGCGGGCGATCACGAGCGTCCGGTTCGTCAACTACAACGTCATCACGACACGAAAGGACGCGATGCCGGGCCTCTCGGTAGGATCGGCAGAACCGCATGTCTACTACTGCTGCGCCAACGCCAGCCTCACCAATGGCACGCTCGCGCCGGCCGACGGCCCGGCCTTCGAGTTCAATGCCGCGCTCAACACCGACATCGACCTGCGGATCGACGCGCCAAAGGGGCAGGCGGTCTACGGCAACTCGCTCAACCGCTGCCGGGTCCGTGTGGCCGGCACGTTCGGCGGGCCGAAGGGCCCGGTTGAGCTGGCCGTCGGCTCGGCGCTCTCGACCGTGGACGTGGACCTCCAGTACTCCGGTGATGACCAGGCGTCGGCGATGGGGTCCGGCTCCGGGGCGTACTCGCTGGTGCAGTGCGGCGAGTACACCGAATCCTGCATCGTGCGTGGCCGGATCGATGGCGGCACCAAGCCGACCACGCTTGGCATCACCTTCCCGACCGGGAGCCGCAACCGGATCATGTGTGACACGATCCAGCGCGGGAACACGACCTATGCCGTCACCTTCCCGAGCAATGCCGGGAGCGGCAACCGCGTCGGCGGGCACCACATCATCGGGACCGCGACCGACGAATACGCGCGGTGGTCATCCGGCGGCGGCGGCGACAACTGGCTGGAAAATGCCACCTTCGCCGGCGACCAGGAAACGGCGGTCGCCTTCAACTTCCTCGCCTCGAGCCTCGGCGGCATCATCGGCGGCCGCGCCCCTGAGGGCAAGCTGCAATTCGCGGCCGGCACCTCGGGCAACGTCGTCAAGGGCGCGTACATCCGCGAGGGCCTGACCAGTGCCGGTCCGCTCAGCAACCGGGTTGACATCCAGACCGAACTCGGGCGTTACCCGGAAGACGACGTGATCGCCGCCACCAATCTGACCGGGACCAACCTCGCGTCCGAATCGTACGGGCGGACGTGGACCAACACCGGGGCGACCGCGATCCGCACGCGCATCCTGCCGGTCAGCGTGCCCGGCATGTGGAACCGCTACGTTTGCAACAATGCGTCGTTCGTGTTCCGGGTCGACCCCAACGGCACGGAGGTGATCCAGGGCGGCGGGGCCGGCAAGTACCTGCAGCTGGCGAACGGGGCGTGGGTGCTGCTGCGCTGCCACATCGCCGGGACCTGGGCGATTGAAGCGCAGAGCCCGTCCGGCGTGAGTTACGAAGCATGACCGCGCTCACCTTCGCCACCCCCGATGAGGCGATCCGCGCCCCGGTCAAATGGACGCAACGGATCGTGCTGGTCGATGGCACGCCGACCGCCTGCACCGATGTCAGCACGCAGCACAGCGTCAACGGTAACGGGATCGGCACCGCCACGCTGGTGATGGAGACGCCCTACCCGGCGCATGTCGTGACCGGGGCGACGGTGGAGGTCCAGGCCGGCTATTCGGGGCAGGTGGCGACCGTCTTCTCCGGCACGATCCCGAAGGTGTCCGCGACGGTGGGCGATCGGGGTCGCTGGGGCACCGTCACCGGGCGGGGCCACCTCGACCGCCTGTCCGACCCCCACCCAACGGCGCTCACATTCGCCGGGCCGATCGACCTGCGCGAGATCGTGCGCGCGATCCTCGCCCTCCGCGGCGTGCCGTACACGCTGGTCGACGACATCACATGGGCCGACGGCTCGACCGTCACGCTCGGCACCGAGCCGCTGGCGAACGGCGGCGCGATCACGATCCCGGCCACGGCGGGGCTGCGCCAATGGCTGCAGGCCGCGCTGGCCCTGCCCGGCTACCGCCTGTTCGACACGCCCGCCGGCGTCGTCCGCTGCCAGCGCATCTCCGGCCTGCCGGTGGGCGATCCGGTGATCGACGTGACCGAAGGTGAACTGGGCTACCGCTTTGACCGCACGTCCGACCTCGACCCGATGGTGACGTACCACGTCGTCAAGGGGGCGCGCTACACCGACGCCGATGGGGTCAATATCGAGATCAGGAGCATCCCGCTCACGGTGGAGCTGGACGCCCGGCTCGCCCCGCTCGGTTACCGCAAGCACGAAACCTCGTCCGACCTGCTGGTGTCGACGGCGCTGGCCGACAAGGCACGCAACGTGCTCGAAATCGACCAGGCCGCGCCGCACGAGCCGGTGAGCTGGCAGTCCGACCTCGCGCCGCACATCCAGCCCGGCGATGTGGCGACCGTGACGAGCGCGACGGTCGGCGCAGTGGGCGACCTCTGGATCACCGACGTGGCGCACACGATGGGCGCGACCGGGCTGAAGACGACCACGTTCGACGGCATCCGCGGCAACGGCGAGGCGTTGCCGGCCGGGCAGGACTGTATTGAGGTCGACCTGTTCACCGGACCGTACCACCTCGGGGACGAGGCGATCTCCTGGTACAAGCACCCGGCTCCCCAGGGCAAGCAGATCGACATCCCGTTCACGGTGCCGGACGACTACTCCTCGATGTCGCTGGCGATCCGCCTGCACAGCACGAACAGCTACATGTTGGGCGGCAAGAACGCCGATTCGACCGTGAGCAAGGTGGAGTTCTGGCAGGGCGGGGAGAAGATCGGGGAAACCGTACTGCCGGTGCTGGCCGAGAACTACGGCACCCGGCCCAATTACGCCGGCGACCCAAGCACCTGGCAGGACAAGAGCCTGCCCGTGACGGGGTCCATCAAGGCCGGGGCGGCGATCGCGCGCCTGATCTCTGGTGCCGATACCCGGTTGCCGTCCAGCACCCGCTATGACGATTACGAACTGGAAGCCGCGAAGTTGCGCCTCTGCGGCGTCGGCGAGCCGGTCTTCATCGATCTGGAGGTGGGCTAGATGGCACCCCAGCAGCCCGGCACGACGCTGATCCGCCTGGTCCAGGAAGCGAAGCGGTTGCGGCTTGACGAGGCGATCAAACCGGCCGACGTGCGCCACGCGGCGACCACGGCCCGGATCGCGCTCGACGGCAACGGCAACGCCGTCCCCACCGCCGTGCAGCCGATCATCCCGCTCCAGTCGATCGGCTGGTTCATCTCTGGCTGGGTGGTGGTTAGCAGCAACGCCCGCGAGGAACTGACCCTGCCACAGGCCGCGACGGCGGTGCGGCTGGTCGCCTACTGCAAGATCGCGCCCGCCTCCGGCCCAATGACCGCCGAACTCTTCAGCAACGGCACGTACGTCGAGAGTGTCAGCATCAGCGTCGGCGAGACGGTGGGGCAATCGCAACTCTCCGGCCCGCGGGCCACCCTGCCCGCGCTGGCCCGGCTGCACCTCGCGGTCACGTCCCACGGCAATGCGTCCGACGCATCGATCAACCTGCTCTTTCAACCACTCTTGGGGGGAACGTCATGAGCGAGCCGATCCGCGGCAGCCTCGAACTGATCACCGGCACCGGCCCGGACGCCGAGAGCCGCGGGCTCGTCGTGGCCGGCGCGACCGTCGATACCGTGCCGATCATCCTCACCGCCGTGCATGGCCTGACCGATGTGGCGACGGCCATCGCGGAGGCGGGGCAGGAAGCGGCGTGGACCGCGACTGATGCCCGGCAGCGCCCGGTCCGGGTCGTGTTATGGCGCGAGCCGGACATCGCGGACACGCTGATCGGCCAGATCATCCAGAACATCGTGCAGCAACAGGAGGGCGGGCAATGAAGCGCACCGACAGCGACCCGCATGTGATCGAGGAGGGCATCGACTGGTACCTTGCCCGCGCGATCTGGTACGACGAGGCGCTGACCCTGATGCCGGACCTCTCGACCTGGACAGCCACCTACACCGTGTTCCCGGCCGGCGACGCCAACGAGGTGCCGGTGATCGGGCTGGCGCCGGCCCCGGTGCCGACAATCACGCTCGGGATCGGGGGCGACGAACAGGCGGCGACCACGCTCGCCAGTAGTGCCGCCGCCGGCGCGGCCACGGTCACGCTCGCCAGCGCGGCGGGAATCAGCGACGGCGACCAGATCGCGGTCTTCCTCGACAATGACCTGATCCACGTCACGACGGTGGATGGCGCGCCGGCGGGGGCGGTGGTGACCCTGGCCCGGCCGTTGCCCGAGGCGGCGGCGTCCGGCAACGCGGTGAAGGCGTACGACCCGGCGTTCGCGCTGCACAACACCCTGGTCCACCTCGACAGCGCCGTCACGTCGGCGCTCGAGGCGTGGGGGCAGGGCACGTACAACCTCGACCTGGTGGATCCGTTCGGCCGGCCGGTGCTGCGCTTCGACGGCGACTGCACGCTGGAGGAGGGCCGTGACCATGCCTAACCCGTACGACCTGGAGGTGATCGCCTACGTCATCCCCCAACCGGCCACGGTCCCGCCGGGCACCGTCACCGCGCCGGACTGGACCGCGCTGCAGGGTCGGGTCACGACGCTGGAGGAGGGGCAGGCGCTGGACGACCTCACCGACGTGACGACGGCCGGCGCGACCGATGGGCAGACGATCGTGTTCGACGCCGCCACCTCGACCTGGGCGCCGGGCACGACCACCGGCGCGATCCAGTACGTCAAGGACGGACACACCACCGTCATCGTCACCAGCGCCGACCGGCTGAACTTCGACGCCGGGATCAGCGTCACCCAGAACGGTAGCATCGCGACGCAGGCCGACATCAACGTGATCTATGCCGGGACCGGCTCGGCGGACAGCGCCGCCCGCTCCGACCACAGCCACAGCGCGGAGGTGGGAGCGATCCTGACCGGCACCGCGACCGGCGTGCTCTCATCCGGCACGCGCTCGCTCTCGACGGCCACGCTTGGCGTGCTCTCGTCCGGCATCGTCTACGACCTCGAAGCCGAGGCGGTGGTGCGCTGCCGGAACAACGTCAACAGCGGCACAGCGAACCTGCTGCTGCGGATCGGCACCGATGCCAGCTACCCCGAGCGCAGCCGCAACGTGCAGACCGTGGGCGGCGTGCCGGTGGACCAGATCATCAAATTCCGCGGCGTCTTCACCGGCGCGGGCTCGGGGCTGCCACTCTCGTGGCGAATTCAGTTCAGCACCGGTGACGCCGTGGACGTGCGCGACTGGGAGCTTTCGTACGCATTCCGGCCACGGCGTTAGGAGGAGGTGAGGAATGGCACGCGCGACGTACATCATCAACAAGCCGGCGGCCGTGCCCGGACCGCAGGGACCGCCGGGCGATACCGGCCCGGAAGGGCCCCAGGGACCGCAGGGCGACGGCGTGCCGGTGGGTGGCACGAACCGGCAACTGCTGAAGGTCATCGGCGGCGTGCCCGCATGGCAGGCCGACCGCGTCTTCGATGTGCGGGACTACGGCGCGGTCGGGGATGGCGTCACTGATGACCGGGCGGCGTTCCAGCTCGCGCTCGACGCGATCCAGGCCAACGGCGGCGGGACGCTCTACGTGCCGCACGGCTACACGTTCCTGCTCGGGTTCCGGGCGGGCACCTACTTCTCGTCGTTCAAGGTTTGCTGCTGGCTCTACGGCTCCAACGTCACGATCGAGGGCGGCGGCACGATCAGGGTCACGACTGGCAACGCGGCGGGATTTGCCGTATTCGCCAGCACCGGCGACAGCGCCATCAGCAGCGCCACCGTCGACACCGGAACCTGGTGGAACGACAACGACTACGTGGACCGCTCCAACAGCGGCAGCAATTACCCCGTCTACGCCATCGCGGCGGCAAGCGCGGGTGATGGCTCGGTCACGCTTTCGACCCCGGCCCAACACAGCAACTTCGCGGTCGGGGACGGCGTGCTTATCCGCACCGGCCAGACGCTTTCGCAGGCTGGGGAGGGCCAACCGGACGCGGAGCTCAACGAGATTGCCGCGATCAACACCGGCACCGGCGAACTCACCCTCAAATACCCGCTGGCGAAGGATTACGTCCAGGAGTATTTCGCCACCGCCAGCAAGGACACGGCGACCACGACCAGCAGCACGGCCTGGCCCGCTGACTTCGGCATCCAGAACGTCGAGGACACCATCTCCCGCAACCTCACAGTGCGCGACGTGACGTTCGACGTGGTGCAGTCTACCGGGCAGGGTTACTGCCTCGCCTTCGGCTCGGTACTGGGCTACACCATCGACCGCGTGCGGCTGACCGGCACGAATGTTTCGCTCCAGACGGGCGGTCCCTATCGCCGGGCGCGGTTCGACGCCGACGTGGACGTGGCGCTGAACCTCCAGGCCGACGTGTTCCTCTCGGCGGACCGGGGCTGTGGCGACGTGACCATGACCGGCACGTTCACCAACCGGGGCAGCCAGGTCGGGTTGTTCCACATCCACGAGGGGACCTATCGCGTCACCCTCGACCGGCCCCGGATCAGCAACCCGCCCAGCAGCAGCGCCAACCACGCCATCCAGATCATCGGTCGGTCCTACGACGCGGCGATCATCGAGCCGGACATCGAGCATGACACGTCCAGCGCGTTCGCGATTTACATCGCCGACGCGACGTGCAAGCGGACAAAGATCATCAATCCCCGGCGACTGATCAATCCGTTCGGGATCAGCAATTCGGGATCAGACACGATGCTCCGGGGTTGCGACTCGCGGATCGAGAACTACGCACCAGTCGCGGGAGGGCCGATCACCCGGAGCGTGGCGATCTATCACAACAGTCCGCAGGAGAACATCATCGGCACGATCCCCGCCGGATACACCGTGCTGCCGGGCGGGATCACCGTGCAGGTGCTGGAGCAGTTCAATGGTGCCGGCGCAGAGATTCTTGTCGGCAAGAGCATCGTGTTTTACACCTGGTTTACCTCTGCCGCCGCCAGTATCGACATCTCGCCCGGCATGGCGACCGATCTCGTGCAGACGGCCACGACCGGGTTCTACCAGCCCAACCCCGCCGACATCGACGTGATCTACACCGCCAACGGCAGCACGGCGGGCAAGGCGCTGGTGCGCGTGGTCTACGAGCCTGTAATGCGAGTGCTGGGAGTCTAGCGATGGCCACCAGACCCCTTTCCGCCACCATCGCCAGCGTCACCGGCACGTCCCGTGAGGGGGAGCGGATGAATGTACGGGATAGAATGGCGTAACGGCCAATCGCCGGGATGCCCGTAACCCGGCCAGGGACACAAGCAGAGCGCAGAAGCGCCACGGGAACGACGGTCGTCAGGCCGGTGCGTCAGCCGACAGGGAACCGGCCAGCGCGTCAGCCCAGCGTACCAGCAGAGCTGGGGAGCAAGGAGCACATGGATGCGCGTCTCACCGAACACCATCTGGGAGGCCGATGATGGACGCGAGTGGCGCGGTCCAGATCATCGCCGCCATTTTCGGCCCGGCGGGCGTGGCCGGGGCGACGCTTGGCCTCGCCCGCGCCTATCGCGCCTCGCTGGATCGCGCCCGCGAGGAAGGCCGGGCGAAGCTGCTGCAGGAACAGGCGGCCGAAACCATCACCACGCTCAAGGCGGAGATCGTCGAGCTCAAGGCGGAGAACGGCAAGCTGTGGGCACTGGTGGGGGACCGTCCCTCATGAGCCGCTTCCTCGAGACCGTGCATGACGCCTGGTGCGAGTTGACCCGCCGCTGCCGCCTGCCGGCCCAGCCGCCGCCGCCCGAGATGATCGATGAGGATCACTACCTGTCGTGGCTCAAGTCCGAACGCGAGCAGTCACGGGCACGGGTGGCCGAACGCAAGCCGACGCGGGACTTCCTCGACACGCTGCTGACGGGGAGGGACGGCCATGGTGACCTATGACGCGGTGGAGCGGTTCGACCACGCCCTGCTTCTGCTGGCCGCCCTCTGGCTGGCAACCAAGATCGTGACCTACGGCGAGTTGTGGCGGCTGGGGCGGAAGACGCCCGGTCACCAGCGCAGCACGATCAGCCGCGCCGCCGGCGTGCTCTTCGTCTCGTTGGCGCTGGCGAACGTGCCGCTCTGCATCCTGTTCGCGCTCCGGTTTCTCTCCGGCCCCGAGACCCCGATCGAGCCGCCGTGGGTGGCCGCCCTGCTCCGGCTCTGGTTCGTGGCCGGGCTTGCCTGGAACTTCGTGGCCGAGGTCCGGCTGATCCGCGTCACCCGCCGCTGGATCGCCCAGGGCCGGGCGGTATGACGTGGGAGCGGGTCGTGCTCGTGGCGATCGTGCTGCTCGTGGTGCTTGCCGTCTGGTGGCTGCCCGAGGACGGTGAGGACTGAACGTACAGCCTGATATACTGGGATTGACGTAACGGGCTAACGTTCGCACGAGGGTTACATGCCGTACGACGCACAGACCGCACTCAGGGGCTCAGGACGCGGCAACCCTGCTGCTATCGCCTCGTGGGCCATTGCGCGCGGCGCAGCCCGGTCGGACGACGTACGGGCATATCTCGATACGGTCTATCGCATGGCGCCGGTGCTCGGGATCAATCCTGATGTGGTCGTGGCACAGTCGCATCTCGAGACCGATGGATGGCGGTCACTGTGGTGGGTATCGCGGGTCAACGCGGCCGGCATCGGCATTACCGGCGACCCGGTCCAGAACGCGGCATCTCGAGACTTTGGCACCGGCGAGGCCAGTGCTCGAGCGCACCTGCTCCATCTCCATCTCTACGTCAACGGCGCTACGGTCCCGACCGGATTTCTCGAGACGGACGATCCCCGGTGGGACGCCGCGATCCGTGCGGGCTACGCGGGTATCGCGGACACGCTGGACGATCTCAACGGACGCTGGGCGATCGATCCCGACAACGCATACGGGGAGAAGATCGCGGGGCGGCTCAACCTGATGGAAGCGGCCGGGTTGCTCCCGGCCACCGTGGAGGCTTCACCGATGGCACTGAAACGCTATGACTGGCCGGGGCTGGCGAACCCGGTCTATCTCCCCGACTGGATCACGGTCGAGGTCAAACTCATCACCAACAATCGGGTCCGTTCGTTCCAGAAGTCGAGCGCCCACAAGTTCACGACGTTCCACGACACCGGCAACCCGAACACCACTGCCGATGGGGAATGGACCTGGGCCAACAATGGTCGACAGGGCGCCGGCGTGGGTGGCTACAACGGCATCTTCGATTCCCGGAAGGTCATCATCTGCCAGCCGTTCGATGAAGTGATCTGGGCAGCCGGCACCGATCTCGGGAACCGTACGTCGTATCACTTCGAGATGGCCTATGGCGGCGGGCAGGACTACAGCAAGGTGCTGGCAGTCGGCTACGCCGTGCATGGAGCTGTCTGCGCGGCGAAGGGCTGGAACGTCGACACCGCGCTTGTCAAGCACCAGTACTGGTACGGGAAGTGGTGCCCGGCCACGATCCTCAACCGTGGAATCTGGTCGCAGGTGATCAAGGGCGTGAGTGACGCCGCCGCAACTGCCCGCGCGGCCGCCGGCGGGGATGGCACGGGTGGGGCGCCGGTGGTCTACGCCAAGCCGTCGCCCATCGCCGTGCTGGATGCGATCAGCAAGGGCAGTGGCCTCGCCCCGCAGCGGATTCACGACGATTCCAGCGGCGTCGATTTCATCTGGTGTGGAGATCGTGGCCGGGTGATTCGGAATACTCCTCGATACCGATATGCCGTGCGGAACGGTGAGAAGATCGGCCCTGATCTCCAGAAAGGGGAGGAGTTCGATTATGACTGGCTGTTCCAGGCTCAGGATGGCAACTGGTGGTTAATGACTCCCTACGGCACCAGGGTCTTTGCCGACGACGTCGAGCGCATCAGCGACAGCAAGGGCGAGGCAGCCGCATGACGGCGCGTGACCTGTTCTGGTTCACCCGGAGGATTTAGCAGTATGCCAACGCTTTCGAGCCATCTCTCGCGCGCACTTGCGGCAACGTCGATGGCCATCCGTGGAGATATATGTATTCTCGTCCGTGTACTCATGTCCACGGCCACACGTATTGGTGCGGTGTACAACCGCCCAATGGATATTCCCGCGTCGCAAGTTTTCATGTGTCGTCACAGGCTCCAAGTGGGCCGGATTGACACACTCTGTGTTTCGACAGAGGTGATCCAGATAAAACCCATCGGGGATTGTTCCATACTCCCGTTCGTAAAATACTCTATGGGCCTGCTGCATTTTGCGACCGATCTTGATCCTTCCGTACCCATTCGATTTCGCCCTCTGCCAAATCCAGCATGGCGTCGCAAAGCCTCGATCCTCCTCAATGTACTCAAGGTGCGACAAGCGCGTGTGGTGACCAACGATAAAGCGCCTTGGATGGCCCTTGTACAATCCACGCTTCTTGGCTGTGCTCGTGACAATCGATGTTGGCTGACCACAGCCACACATGCACAACCCGCTTGGGTTCGGGTCTTCATCGAAATAACGAGAGGGGGTATCCTTGGAGGGCATTCGATGTCCTTTCATCGGGTGCCGCGCCTCGGGAGCCTGCCAGCTCGCCGGGGCACTTCGCGTGACCCAATTATAGCAGAAAGCCCCGCCATTCCGGGGCTTTTGGCGTGAGTGGGGGTGATGTAATCATGCTTACCGTCTGGGCGCTGGTGCTGGCGCTCATGGCGTGGCTCGTGTGGCGCGCGGTGAGGGGGTAGGGATGTACTTCGACGGGGGACTTGTGACGCTCCTGGTGGTTGTGCTATGCGGATCGCCTGCGTTTCTCTGGCCAGCCAATCACTGCCCTGTGCCGATAGTGGCAGTCCTGAGAGCAGTAGATTCCCTTCCCGCGACCCGGAAGCCAATCAAATTGCACACCACAGTGCTGGCACGTTCTCTGTTCTCGGGGCTTCGTTTTATGAAGCGAGATGTGTTCGGCATGGGACAGGATGCGAAGGTTCTCTGGCCGGTTATCCGTTCGCACCTCGTTGATGTGATGAACATGCTCGTCAGTACGAAGTGGCCTACCAATGTGATGTTCCATCACAAGCCGATGTTCGAGTATGTGCCGATCCCCATCCCATACACGGATGTACCCGTCTCCGTCGATGGTGGCCTTTCGCTGGTGTTGGTACCAGCAGGAACGGGAGCAGTACATCCCCGCTCCATCTCCTGGACGCCAGTCAAACGCCCTGCCGCAATGCTGGCAAGATCGTTGAATCCGGGGCACACGCAGTTTTCGCCTTTCGGGCGATGCGAAGTAACAGGCGCGTCCGCAGTACTTGGCACGGTCGGAAGGGCTGGCATAAAAGGGCTTGCCGCACTGTGCACAAACGCAATTCGGGGTACGATTGGGGTGCATGAACTTGACCTCCTATACAGGTCGGGGGACTGCCGTGCCGGGGGTGCTACCAACACCGCCCGGCTTTCGCATGCCTCAATTATACCAAATTCCCCGGAATGGCGGGGAGATTGGAGAGATTTATGGACCCTATCTATCTTCTGGTTCTGATCGTTCTCATCCTTCTGGCGGTCTACCTGATCCGCCGTATCTGACTGGCCATCATTGGCCGTATCCGGTAGGGGGGAGCCCATGTCCATGCAGAAATGCCCGGTATGCGAGGGACGAAAGACGGTTCCCGCAGGATTCTATAGCGGCACTGAGAAGGAAGGCTCCACCGAGCGGGAAACCTGTCAGACCTGCTTTGGGACAGGCACGATCAACTCTTGGGAGCCACCTGGAGGTGAGAGGTGGGAATGGCCGCGATCCGCGGTCAACGTCATGCGCTGCGACCACGGCGTGAACACCGTTGCCGAACAGGCGGCGGCGATGATCGCGGACAGCATGACCAGGGAACTCGCCAGGCACAAGGAGCGTTCGCTGTGAATGATGCGCTCTCCAACGACCTAACCGCCTACTTCGCGATCATCGTGCTGGTGTCCGTTGCCTACGGCAAGACATTTGGCGGCACTCAGGAGGCGATCACGCAGGCGGTGGTGGATGCGCTGGCGATCCGGTCACGGTATCGCCGGGTGACCAATCTCGCGGTCGGCATGGCGATTGCGCTGCTGATCGCCGGCGCGGCGGCGTGGAAGCTCCAGACGTGGGACGTGCTGCCGATCGGGATCATCGCTGGCCTCATGGCCAGCGTCGAGGCTGCCAAGGCACACGAGACGCCCCAGGCTCCGCCACCGACGAAACCCGCCGCCGAGGCGTGATACGCTCTCCCTGAGCCCAGTGGGCTCCCCCAATCGTGCTTTCCCTTGCGAGAGCGGGCCGCTGGCATCCCGTCCCGGCAGAAATGGATGCCACACCAACGCCCCGGTCAATGCGACTGGGGCGTTGCACTGCGGGGTGGTGGGATTAGGACGGAAAATCGCTGGCATCGAAGCGATCAGCAATCTCTCCGGCTGCCTTGGCAAGCGCCCGCCAGCCAATCCGATCGAGATCCACGCGAACGGATTGCCCATCCTCACGGCACACAGCACTGATGTAGCCGTATCGTTCCCCCTCGTACATCTCGGCCTCGATGTCGATCGAGCATTGCCGGGTTTCTTCCTCCCAACTCGCCCCGGTCTGGATGCCCTCGATGTGGGCCAGCGTTGACCGTGCCTCACGCATCCCGCCATCCTCCTGGCCAGCTTCCGCCGGCCCGCTGTCAATCGTCGCTCATGTCCTCGGTGGCCGGATCGATGAACGCCCACCACTGCCGCCGCACGGCCGGCTCCGGCATCGGCAGCGTGCCTGCCTCCATGCTGGACACCTGCGCCTCTGTCAGGTGAAGATGGTCCGCCACCCGGCGAAGCGACAGGCGTGCCCGCTCGCGGCGCTGACGGAACCGCTCGCCGAGCGCGGGGTCTCGGGGCGGGGTGGGTGGGTGGTCCTCCAGCGCGTTGGCGATCGCGGCCGTGTAGGACTCCTGCCATGTTTTTCCCGTACCGGTTGCGGACTCCAGTTTGCAGGCGTCAGGTCTCCAGCGCCGCAGGTAGGTGGCGAATCCGACCCGCACATCCGGTTGGATTTGTCGCAGCTCCCACCCCTCCGGCAGTTCCGGCGTGACCGCCACCCCGGCCAGCCGCTCTCGCAATGTGCGTACCAACTGCACCACTCGCTCGGCGAACTCGCCAATGTCGGCAGCGTCCTTGCCGTCGATGTTGCATTCGCCCCGGTAGTAGTTGTTGTCATCCTCAATGGCAGGCAGGAAATGCTTGTGCCACTGAGTTGCCCATTCCTCCAAGTGGTCAAGAGCATCCGGGTTGACGATCGCAGGTGTAGCCATCATTCCCTCCCTCAGAATGGTTCATCGCCGGGATCGCTCGCCGGCAGGTCGTCCAGCACGCTCCAACTGAACGGCGTCGTCGCCTCCGCCATCGCCAGGTCCCACTCCGCCTCCAGCATCGCCTCGTAGATCGCGTGCTCCTCGTCGGTGAGCAGGGCCGGGTCGATCTCGTCCGGCTCGGCCCCCATCTCCGCCTGCGACACGTCGTAGCCGCGCATCGTCATCACGCCCTCCCGTCCTTGCCGAGCTTCGGTTCCCAGCCGCTCAGGTGCCGGCACGTCGCGTCGCTCTCGCCGCAGTAGGCCATCTCCAGCGCCCGGAAGATGCGGGTCGCCTCGTCGGCGTCGCCCGCCGCCTTCGCCTCGCGGTAGGCGTCCTGGGCTTTCCGGATGAATCGCTTGCTGGCCATCGTGGTGTCTCCTGCGGGTCTGTCGTGTCGTCCTCTATGTACGTATTATACTCAACGTCAGCATGATTGTAAAGCGCCCAACGTCGGGTATAATCAGGGTCAGCAGGAGGACGCGATGCAGGGGTACTACACCGCCAAGCAAGTCGGGGACCGTTTGGGAATCTCGGAAAGCCGGGTACGGGATCTGGCGCGAACGCTGAGCCTGGGGCTTAAGGTGAATCCACGGCTCTGGATGTTCACCGAGGCCGACATCGAGCAGATGCGTCAGCGCGATACGAAGCGCGGGCCGAAGTCACGGAAGGGGCGGGCGGAATGAGTGAGAGTATGGATCGATCGACTGGGTGGGAACACCGTGTACCACTACAGGAACAACTAGATGAGGCCGAAGCCGAGATCGAACGCCTCACCGCCCAGCGTGACCGGCTGCGGAAGTATATCCTTGTCAATATCTGGCAGGGCCTCGAAGGCGTCTACGATGCGCGCGAGGTCGAACTCAACATCGCTAGTCTCCACGAAGGGGACCTGACCGCCCCATGAATCGCGCACCCGCCTGGTGGCCGCTCGACGGCGAGCCGATCGGCCCGGAGCGCGTGGACGAGCTCTTCGCGTTCCTCCAGCGCGCCGCCCCGCGTGCCGTGGAGGCAGCCCGCGCCCATCTCGCCGCCCGCTATCCCGGCACCGAGCCCAGCGTCTACGCCTTGCCACGGGACCAGCTCGCCGGCCTCGTGCTCGACCCCACCATGACCGGCATCTCCGTGGGCTCGGTCAGTGTCCGCCGGCCCGACGAGGGGATCGAGGTGGTCAGCATCATGCTCATGCGATCCGGGCACATGGGCATCGGCTACCGGGACGAGGCGCGCCGTGCGGTCACGGTGGTGGTGGGATAGCCGAGTATCATTGCCAATACCCATCGGTGTTTCGTGATGTAGGCGGTAGTTTGCCTCATGAAATACGGATGAGGGTGGCGTATGGCGGGGCGTAGGTGATCGTCACCGTCGGCGCAAGGTGGGACCGTCCGCGCAATGGTGGCCGGGCATCGATGGTAATCCGCGCGCCCACCTCCAGGAGGAACCGCCGCAGCGCCGTGTCGAGTTCGGCCTGGGTCGCTGGATCGTTGGACGTGAGTGGGACCCACTGCGCCGCATCGCCCAGCACCGCCGCTGCCCGGTGGTACGTCGCGGGATCGGGTGGAGCGGGCAGGGTGGCCAGTTCGGCATCGATCACGGCGACCTGGGCCGCTGCCTCACGATCGGCCTCCAGCCAGCGGTCGGCGTCGAGCCGGCCATCCCGGTAGAGTGCCAGGAGCCGATCCTGCCCATCCTGCGCCTTGCGCCGTTGCCGCTCCAGGGCCACCCGCCGACGCTGCGCCGTATCGCTCCCGGCCTGCGTCCGGGCGTGTGCGATTGCCGTTTCGGGCGTGGCTCTCCCGGCGAGGTCAGCGGCAAGCCGGACCCGCACAGCATCCTCGATCCAGTCCGCGCGGAAGGTTTGCTGGTGCGCCGGGTAAGTTTCCCCGTAGTTCGCCGTGCGTCCCTTCGCGCTGCATTGCCAGGAGCGCGGGTAGACGTTGCCCTTGGCGCCGCCCGGCGTGAGCGTATGCAGGTGCATCGGCAGGCCGCATCCGCCACAGGTGACCAGTTCTTCCAGCGGAGAACTGATCGTCTTTGCCTGTCGCGTGCGCTGTCGGGTGAGCCGGCGCTGGACAGCATCGAACACCGCCCGGTCGACCAGCGGCGGGTGCGCGTCCTCCATCTCCGACGTGTGCCCCAGATAGGCGCGGTTATGCAGGATGCCGGCCACCGATCGCCACGACCAGGACCGGCCGCCGCGGAACTCAGCCAGCGCCGGGTCATGGCGGATCCAGCGCACAATCTCCATCACCGTCGCCCCACCGGCCACGCGATCGAAGACCTCGGCCACGAACGCCGCCGGCACCGGGTCCGGTACTAACCGCTGCGTCGGGCCGTCACGGACGTAGCCGAACGGTACCCGGCCATGCCAGCCGCCCCGCCGCATCTTCTGGCGCACGGCCGCGCTGACATACTCGGCGAGGTCCGTGGAGTACCAGTCGGCGATCAGGGCCGACATCTGGACCATCCGCGTATCGGCGCTCTCGGTGGCACTCAGGAGCGCCACGCCCCGGTCCTGCAGCTCACCGTGCCCGTTGGCGAAGACGCGGACGCTGCGGGCGAACCGGCTGTACTTGTAGGTGATGACGGCGGCCACGTCGCGCCGGTCTCGGATGTCGGACAGCAGTTGCCGGTAGGCCGGCCGGTTATCGGTGCGGCCCGAAATGTCCTGATCCTCGTAGACATGCACGATCTCGTACCCATGGCCGGCGGCCCACCGTCGAATCTGGTCGGCCTGCATCGCGCAACTGAGCGAGTCGCCCTCGTCCTCGGCCTTGGTCTTCGATTGCCGGACGTAGCCGAACGCCGGCGTCACGCGATCTTCCGCTTTGCGTAGAGCGCCTGGACCAGGCATTCCAGTTCCCCGTTCGTGATGTGGGCGAGCACGATGCGCATGGCCGCGTCATCGTCGGGATTCCGCATGATCAGGGTGCCGCGTGGGGTTGTTTCCACGACACAGGTGTACGCGTCACTAATATTGCCGCTCTCGCCAAAATGCAAATAGATCCCGACCGGGGTACGAAACACTGCGTGCGAATCCATGCGGACAACCCTCACGGGATAGGCACTGCCGCCGGGTGGCGGGTCCCGTGCGGTCAGGCTGTTCGGTTGGTAGAACGGTCTTCAACGGATGGTGCCGGACGGTCACGCCGCGTGCCATAGGCCTTTTGGGCTAGACCGATCGCGAGCTCAGCGTGCCGGGTCACAACCTCCACCTCGGCATCAGTCGCGCCGGCCAGCACATCGAGCAACTGGGCGCGGGACGTTCCCTTCTCAACGGCATGGGCGATCCCCGGTTCCGCCGCTTCCGGGTCGAGGTAGCCCAACTCCTCTAATTGCGTACGCATCGAAAGCCCCAAAACACGCCACATTGCCCGAACCAACCATGGTTCAGGCGGTGTTGTGGGCCGACCCAGCTCCCATCGGGACACGAACGACTTGTCCCGCCCGATCTCGCGGCCGAGACGGTCCTGGTCCCATCCCTTTGCTTCGCGCGCTGCCCGGATCAGGGCACCGTACTTCTCGTTCTCATTCATGGCGTCAATATCACGGTCTTGGTATCGAGTTGCAAGACTTGACGTCGGGATTCGCATAGGTTACTATCCACGTAGCACGACACGAGACACACGACAGGAGATTGACCATGGCCTACCCCTCGATCCCGGAGAAACGCCGCAAGCGTGGAATCGGGTTAGCGCTTGAAGCCGAGACGCTGGAGCAGGTCGAAGCGCTTGCAGGGGGAACCGGCAAGCGATCCGAGTTCCTTCGCGAGACGATCGACGCTGGCCTGATCGTCCGGTTCGGGACCAACTGGCGAGAGATCGCCAACGAGTTGATCGCCACGAACACCGACCTGAGGGCCGCCTAGCCATGATGGACTGCCCGACGTGCGGCCCGGTGCCGCACCAACTCCAGCACGACCTCACCCGTTGCCGCCTCGTCTGCCGCACCTGCGGCTATCAGCACCCGTGGATGACCGCCGATGAAGGGCGCGCCATGGTCGATGTCGCCATCGCGGTCCTGCGCGGCTTGCCGGGGGCGTTGCGTGCCACGGCGGATGCCGCAGCCGCCGAACGGACGGCCGCGTGAGCGCCCCGGTTCGTCCCTTCCAGTGCCGTCTCGCCACCGCGTCACCTTCCGTGATTGCGTTTCCACTGGCGGGCCTGAGCGACGGCGGCATTGGGACGGGCGAAGCGTGCAGCCACACGCGTCCGAGCACACCCACCCCCCTCCATTCCCTCTTCACGCGCCGCACCCTCGGCGTAGGGTCCAACCTCCACACCACCCCTCTGAGCCGGCCGGCCTGCTTGACAAGCGGGCCCGGTCGCACCTGGACGGCGCCCATCAGCCCAGCCGGTGGCGTCCAGATGCGAACGATCCGCCGCGTAGTTCCAGCCACAGAAAGGCCTCCATATCGAACAGACGCGCTGACAACGAAAGCACCGCAGTGGACCGGGGCGGCGGGTGTCCTGCACGCCGCAGGGCGATCAATCGGCCTGACCGCCCCGATCACCACCATTGGGACCATCATGCACGCGCTGGAGGGCGTGCACATTATTGGCACCTCACCCCGCAAAGGTTCCGCCATGAACACCCCGCACGCGCTCGATGAATCCCTTATCGATTTCGCCGTGTTCCGCCGGAAGATGCTCCGGCACTTCCTCAAGGACCGCACCCTCGATCCCGACGAACGTGCCCTCCTCGACGAGTTCGACGGCGAGCACGAAGACCTCGCCGCCTACCGGGCCCGCCAAGTCGCGGCCCAGTCGTACGAGCGCAACGGGGACACCCGCCGCACCCGCGAGGCGTTCCGCCACGCCGGGCGCGAGTTGGTCGACCTCGATGCCGAGCGCCGCCGCCGTGGCGCGAACGTGATCGCCTTCCCCAGCCGGCAAGACGCCGGGTAGCAGAACGCCCTCACGGCGGCAACCGTGGGGCGCTCACAGGAGCTATGAGAATGCTTCACCGACATGATACCAGACCCGCGCTCAGCATCACCCACTACCCCGCGTACGACACGCGGTTCGGGCTGGTCCCGGAAAAGACCTGCATCACCACTGGCTACGTCTCTGGGGATTGGTGGGTGCACGGCACGCGCGCCGGGGACGACCTCCGCATCTTCTTCGGCGGGTGCCTCGTCGACCTCGATCCCGGCATCGTCAGCCACCAGGACGCCGTGGCGTTCTGCGTGCGGCAGTTCGGCCGGACGGAAGGGCGGGTGGCGGCGTGAGCAGGCCCACATACACCGACGAGGACGTGACGGAAATCGTAGAGGCCAGCAAGGTCATGCTGAACATCCACGCCGCGTCCATTGCCCCTGCAATGAGGGGCAGGCTCAAACGTGCCCTCGCCCCCTTCCAGCCCGACCCCGACGAGGCGCTGATCGAGGCAATTGCGCAGGAGGTCTACAACCTGCACCGCCAGCCGCATTGGAGCACCTGGGAAGCGACGAGTGAGAGTGGTCGGCGCATGTCCTATGACACGGCCCGCGCTGCCCTCGCCGCCTATCGCGCGCACGAAGGGGGCGGCAAGTGAGCCGCGCGCGCAAGACCGAGCGCAACGCGGCCATCGTCGCCATGCGCGACGCCGGCGAGAGCTACGTCGCAATTGCCCGCGCGTTCGGGATCTGCACCAGGACCGCGCGCGACGTGTACGAGCGCTCCTGTGACGACCGGGCCACGCCCCGCCGCCGCATTTCGATGCTCTCGTTCGACGCGCTCATTGACACCTGGAATCACCTCAACGCCCGCGAGCGGGCTGCCCGCGCCGCCGAGTGCCGCACGAAGGGCCATGACTATCGCGAGTGCCCGTTCAGCACACCCGGCGACCCGGTGCTGGTCTGCCGCAGGTGTCTCAACTACGTGCATCCCGAAGAACGACAGGCGGCCGCATGATCTGGCCCCGCCTCACCTGGCTCTGCCACTGCGGTCCGTGGTGGCCGCGCGTCCACTGGGTGATTACCGACACCATCCGAAAGGATTCTGCACGATGACCGACACCTCGCAGCCGTCCCCATTCGCCGCTCGCCTGCTCGGCGCGACCCATCGCCCCAGGTACAAGGGCGTCTCGCAAGCGGTGATCGAACGGTGGCGCCTCAACATCGCGCGCGACCTCATCAGCCGGTGCGAGATGGCGCGGTTGCTCGGCATTCACCGGGACACCGTCTACCGGATGCTGCGCGACGGCACGATCCCGCTGACGCCAAAGGTGATCAACGGCGAGCCGTACTACGACCGGGCCGGATTCAACGACTGGCTGGCCGGGCAGGAGCAGGCGGCGTGACCGCCTACATAGCCGGGGACCGGGTGCGCGTGATCGCAGCCGTGTTCCCCAAGGTGGCGGGCACCGTGACCGATCCCGCCTACGCCCTGAGCTGGTTGACCGTGCTGGTGCGCACCGACCAGGACGACCGCGAATGGCCGTTCGCCCCTGAAGAACTGGAGCCCATCGATGACCGAGAACACCCCCAAGGCATTCGACCCGAGCCGCTTCCTGACGCTGGTGAGCGGCAAGGAGTATCTGGAAGTGAAGTGGCGCCTCGTCTGGCTGCGGAGTGAACAACCCGATGCCGTGATCGACACCGAGTTGGTGAGCCACGCCAACAATGCCGCCGTCTTCAAGGCGTACGTCAAGATCCCCGATGGTGGCAGCGCGACAGGCTACGGCTCCGAGGACGCGCAGGGATTCGGGGACTACCTGGAGAAAGCCGAGACCAAGGCCATCGGACGCGCGCTCTCCGCGCTCGGCTTCGGCACCCAGTTCGCCTACGACCACGACTACGGGTCCGCATCCGGCCGGGTCGTGGATGCCCCGGTGGCCCTTTCCTCGCGTCAGGGACCGCCACAACGCGATTCGGGGCCGTCGTACGACCGCCCCGGCCCGTCAAGTGATCTCGCCGCCACCGAACGACAGCGGAGTTTGATCCAGACCCTCGCCCGCGAACAGAAGATCAGCAGCCAGGCGCTGGACGACATCGCCCGCGAGCGCACCGGACAGGCATACGCCGAGATCACCCGCAAGGATGCCTCCACCTTGATCGAGCACCTGCGGGAAGCGTTGCCAGCGGCGAGGGCGTAGCCATGACCGCATCACAACGCGCGATCGCGCTGGACATGATCGAACAGTTCTGGAGTCAGGTTCTGCAATCTGACATGGACTCATGTTGGATTTGGTTGGGTCGCAGCGGCCACCACGGTTACGGCCAATTTACCTACAAGGGGTGGCGCATCTACGCCCACCGGGCCGCGTTCATGCTCAGCAACGACGCAGACATCAGCGAGATGTGCGTCTGCCATCACTGCGATAACCCGAGCTGCGTGAATCCCGCCCACCTATTCCTCGGCACCACTGCCGAAAACTTGCGGGACATGACGAGCAAGGGCCGGCGGGTTCATGGTGAGCGTCATGGGCAGTCACGACTGACCACGGGGCAGGTACACCGGATTTTTGACCTTAGGGAATCCGGCATGTCCCACGGAAAGATTGCCGAAGAGATCGGTATATGTCGCCAACATGTCACCGACATCCTCGCAGGAAAGAGGTGGAATCACATTCACCGGGAGAGGATCGCCGCATGAACGGAGCATCCCCAAGAGCAATGAAGCACATTCACGCCGCCGCGAAGGATGCCGGGGTCGGGGACACCTCCCAGGCGATCCACAACCGCCTCCACGGCTGGGCCGCTTCGCTCGGCTACGCCAGCCTCTCGGACATGAGCGATCACGAGCTCGACAGCATGGCGTGGGAGATCAAGGCCGATCCCGAGGTCATGGCCGCCTGGTTTGACGGCTTTATCCCGGAGCCGTGGGAGGCGATGGACCCCACCGAGAACGCCGAGCCCGGAGATTCCGCCACCCTGTTCGGCCGATACGCGCCGGACTTCCTCGCCGACCTCAACGCCGAGGCCGACCGCATCCAGCGCGCCAACCACTATCGCGACTAGGAGCCACCGATGGCACGTAGCGACGCCTCCGACCCCATGCTGCCGCTCGGCACCAACCGATGCAAGTGCGTGAAGTGCAGCCGGTACTTCTCGACCGTCAGCACCTTCGACAAGCACCAGCGCACCCGTGCTGATGGCCGCCCCGAGTGCCGCGACCCGGAAACGGTTGGCCTGGTGCGTTCCGAGGCCGGGTACTGGCAGGGTCCATCCCCGGAAGTGCCCCGATTTGCATCAGCGGAACGTGAGGGCGCGACGGAAGGGGCGGGAGTGGTATCCGGAGCCACATCGCCCCAACGACCCCTGTTTTGACCCCGTTTTCCGGTTACGAAAGGGAACTACCCACCATGACCTACCAGCCCCAGTCCGCCGCCTACGGCATCACGATCGCCGTCGATGACCGCGTGCGCCATCTCGACACCGGCCGCGACGCGCGGGTGGTCAGCCCTCGCGTGAAGGATCGCGTCAACGTCCGCGTGCACTACGAGGATGCCGAGGGCGGCTACGCCAGCCTCTCGCCGAGCCGCCTGCTGTTCCTCGACCGCGCCGTGGGCGGGTCGGGTGCGCCGGCGCCGTGCCTCGCCGCGTTGCGGGATCGCCGGGAAGGGGTACCGGCATGACGTTCGATCCTGCCGACTACCACCCGGATTGGCGCTGGATCGTGCGCCAGATCAACGACCAGGCCGGCAATCGCTGCGAATGGTGCGGGATCGGCAACGGCGAGATAGCGCGCAGTGGCGCGGTGGTGGTGCTCACCACCGCACACGCCTGCCACGACAAGCCCTGCATCGATCCTTCCCACCTGTTCGCGCTTTGCCAGCGCTGCCACCTGAACTACGACCGCGACCATCACATCGCCAATGCCCGCGAAACGCGCCGCCGCCGAATGATCGAAGCAGGACAGGCCACGCTAGGAGTGATCGCATGACCACCACTGACATCGAGTCCGCCGCCCGCGCGGGGTACGAAACGTATTTCGGCAACCGCCGCACCTGGGATCGTGATCGGCCCAATGTGCAGAAGCATTGGCTCGACGCCGCCGCCCGCGTGCTCAACGGGGAGGTCACGAACGGCCGCCATCTGCGGGCTGCCTACCTCGTGGACTGGGCGTCTTTGGCTTGGCAGGAATTGCGCCGACACGACCGCAACCTGTGGTCCGAGGTGCTAGCCGCGATGCGGAGCGCTGCGACGACGGAGGCGGCAGCGTGAACCTTCCCGAAATCATCGTGTTCGTGGTAATGCCGGCGGTTGGGTTTGTTGGTGGCTGGGTGTGCGGGTGGCAGCACCGGAACATCTGGAACTTCCACCGATGGATAACCCGGAGCGCGGCGTAGGCCGCGAACGTACGCGAAGGAAATGGCCGAAATGGCGGGGAAAGTGGTATACTTGGACTCAAGTAAAGAACGAGGGCCGGCGGCACTGGACATGCCATCCGACCCTCTGACGGACTCGCTTGATGTAGCCAAGGAGCCGCTGATGCCTAATCATGGCATACCCCGCCCATCCGGGCAATATTCGTACACCCCTCACAATGAAATGTCCTGGTCAGGCGGTGTCGCGTGAGTCACGCGGCCACCAAGTGGGCATGGGACCAGCTCGACCTTGCCGGCTCCGAAAAGCTGGTACTGGTTCGCCTTGCTGACCATGCCGAGCCCGACGGCACTTCGATACATCCCGGCATGGACTCGCTGATAGCCTATACCGGCTTGAGCGAACGGCAGATTCGCCGGTATATCCAGGGCTTCCTCGACCGTGGATTGATCGCTTACGAGTCGAACGAAAAGGGCGGCCGGGGCAAGATTCCGACGTTCTACATCCCTGCCGTAAAGGCGGACGCCGACGACCGCCTTTCGGACCACAAAAGGCGGACACCCACGTCCCCCAAAAAATCGAAAAGGCGGACACCCACGTCACAAAAGGCGGACACCCATGACCGGACTCTTAAGGAGGACCCGTCATTAACCGTCATTACACAAGTGGCCGACGAAAAATCCGAGCCGGTTCCGTCCGAGAAAAATAACCTCGTCCATGTAGCCGCTCCAGCACCCGAGAAACAGCCCAACCACAAGCGCCCGGAACATGGCCCCGCGCAGCGGATCATGGCCGCGTTTTGTGATGCCGTCGGCATCGACCGATTGCCGGACTACAAGATGGCCGGCGGGCAGGCGCAAAACCTGGTGAAGGCCGGCGTCACAGCCGAGGACATTCCCGACATGGTGGCGTGGTGCTTCGAGCAATCCTGGATGAACGGCGGCATCGACCTCGGGACGTTGTACCGGCACATGGTCAAGTGGCGCACCGATCGTGCGGGCCGTCAGCGGAAGCCGACTGGCCCGGCGGGTGTCGAGTTATTGCCCGGCGAGGTGGCGCACGACCTGAGCGGCGGCAAGTGGGAACTGGTGGGCGTCGATGGCTACAAGCGCCTGATCGACCCCCGGTACAACGGCGTGGTCTACGACGAGCGCACGGACCGGCTCGACCTGCCGGCGTTCTATGCCCGTGTCCGAGCGGCCGGGCCGAAGCAGGAGGAAGCAGCGTGAGCATGAACGAGATGACCGCGGAAGCGGCCGAGAAGTCCCTGATCGGCGCGCTGGTCTGGGACCGGGACGCGATCGCGTCCGTGGCCGAGCGCATCACCGTCGATGCGTTCCTGACCCCGAAATGGCGCGCGATCTATGCCGCGGTCGAGCGGTGCTGGGAGAAGCGCATCCCGCCCGACATCATGACCGTCCATGCGGAACTGGCGAATGATCCGCTGTACGCCGGCGACGACTGGCCGGCCGGCGCGCTCGACCTGACCGCGGCGATCCAGCACGTCAACGATACCGGCTGGTTCACCCACGCCCCGCACTACGCCGACATGGTAGTGGGGTTCGCCCGGAAGCGGGCCCTGAGTGATGCCGGCGCGCGGATCGTGCAGTTGGCGCACGACGGCGGTGATCTGGACGCCGGCGCGGCGATGCACGAGGTGCTGTCCGGCCTCGATCGGTTCGGCGCCACAGCCGAGCGGACCGGGCCACGCTCGTACGACGACCTGATCCCGGAGTATCAGGACCGGATCATGCGGATGCGGTCGGGCGAGATCCCGAACCGGGTGACGGCGACCGGGTTCCGGGGTGTTGATCGCAAGCTGGCCGGCGGGTTCTATCCCGGCGAACTGGTGATCCTTGCCGCCCGGCCTTCGATGGGCAAGACGGCCTACGCCCTCCAGACCGCGCACAACGTCGCCAAGCGCGGCCAGGCAGTGATCGTGTTCAGCGCCGAAATGAGCAAGGAGGCGTTGCTCAAACGGGCGGTCTCCGAGCGCAACGGGCAGCCGGCCGACCGCAGTGAATACGACTTCACACCGCAGCAGTTCGACACGTTCCTGCAAACCCTGGAGGCGCTCCGGGCCCTCCCGGTCAGCATTGACGACACGCCGGGCATCACCACCGCGCAAATGCAGGTCCGCATCCAGGCGGCACAACGCCGCGGCCCGGTAGGCCTCGTGGTGTTCGACTACATCGAGCTTGCCGGCGACCAGGTGAAAAGCGATTCCGAGGAACGCCGGATCGACGGCATCGTGAAGGCGCTGAAACGGATTGCCCGCGTCTGTGACGTGCCGGTGATGGCGCTCTGCCAACTCAATCGCCAGGTGGAAAGCCGCCACAACAAACGGCCGCAACTGGCTGACCTCCGCTTCTCGGGATCGCTCGAGCAGGACGCCGACAAGGTGCTGTTCCTGTACCGGCACGACTACTACGTGCAGATGCAATCGGCAACACCGGAACCCGGAACCGAAGGCACGGCGGAAGTGATCGTGGGGAAGCACCGGAACGGGGCGACCGGGCCGGTGGTGCTGCACTTCACACCGGAAACGATGAAGTTCCACGACATCGACATGACCCTGCGAGGTGCTGCATGAGCCACAAGCGTCAGGCAGAGCGCAAGCACCTTCGCTGCCAAGCCATCGTCTCAACCGAGGTTTCCTACCGGCAGCAATGCAACAAGGTGGCTACGGGTCACGTCCGGCTACCGGCCAAAGCGTTTGTGTGTGCCGAGCATCGACGGCTGTGGAAGGTCGCGCCTAGTGCGATGGCTTTTGCCCATGAAACGGAGCGTGCGGCATGAACCCGTTTTCCGAGATCGAACTGGACCTGATCACCGGCTTCGCCCTCGTCATCGCCTACGGCATCACGATCTGGGGCGGCGTGATGTGCGCCGTGATCGTGCTCCGGCACGCGCTGGAATGGATCGACCGCCGGTTCCCCGATCCGGAGCCCGAGCCGACCCCGGTCACCGGCACGCGGCGGCGGGAAGCCGGGACCACAACCACCACGGCGCGGGTGTCGCTCTACATCGTGCCACCCGCGCCGCACCGGCCGTGGGTGGAGGAGGCGGATTACGACCTGCTGGAGATCGTCGACCCGAAGCGCGAGGGGTTGCGCTGCCCGCAAGGCTTGCGGGTGATTCATCGGGGAGGGGCGAAGTGATGATTACCCATCTCGATCTCTTCGCAGGCATCGGCGGCTTCTCCCGCGCCGTTCACTGGCTCGGCGGGACCACCGTGGGCTTCGTCGAATGGGATAGCTGGAATCGCCGGGTGTTGGCGAAGCACTGGCCGGAGGCACGCTTTCATGGGGACATCCGAACCTTCACAGCCGCCACTCTTCGAGACTGGGGAATCACCGCGCCCGGCGTCAGCCAGGCTGACGCCGGGCGCTCACGAGGACCGGGCGGAGAAGTACACGCCGGAGACGAGCTACCGGCATTTCACGGAGGGCAGGCAAGTCCATCTGTCACAGGTGGTGCGGGACGATCGCATGTTGCCGTTGACCTCATCACCGGGGGGTACCCCTGCCAGCCATTCTCACTCGCCGGGCAGCGACTGGGCGCGGCGGATGACCGCCATCTCTGGCCGGAGATGCGCCGGGTGGTCAACCTTGTCCGGCCCCGTTGGGTCCTGGCTGAAAACGTTGCTGGGCACATCACGATGGGCCTCGACACTGTTCTGGCTGAGCTGGAAGCGGACGGCTACGCCTGCGGGGCGGTCGTTGTACCGGCTTGTGCCGTCAACGCCCTCCACCGGCGCGACCGGGTTTGGATCATGGCCCACGCCGGACAAGGGGATGGCGGACGGTGGCCGAGTATTGCCGGAAGGGACGACGCCAACGGGCAAGACCCCGGACGGCCGGAAGGTGCAGGTGGGCCTGACGAACGCGGTTCGTTCGTGGCCGACGCCGAGGCACGAGGGGTTCGACGCGGGCGCGCACCGGGGAACGACGGACAGCCTGCACAGCGCGGTGAAGGCGTGGGCGACGCCATGCGCGACCGAAGCCCGGCAGGGCTGGCAGGATCGCACTCGGGGGAAGAAAGGCGTGCAGGAATCGCTGTCTACGCAGGTGGCGAAGCCGACACACGATACCGCGCCAAACCTCAAACTCCATGGCCGCTGGACGCTTCAACTCATGGGCTTTCCGCCGGACTGGTGCGACGACCTGCCGCCGGACCCGCTGAGCCCGACCTGATCCGGGCCGCGTGGGCGGACGGATCATGGGAAGCCGGCCTGCCCCGCGTGGTGACCGAGGAACCGGAACGCCGCCAGAAGCTCCAGGCGGCCGGGAACGCGATCGTGCCCCTCGTCGCCTACGAAATCCTGCGCGTGATGATGGAGGTGGCGTGATGGACCGCACCGCTTCCGCCCTCACCGCCACCTTCACCCGGATGCAGCCCGCCGAGGGCCGGCGCGCCTTGGAGCCGTGGGAAGCAGACTCACTGGAGGACGTGCTGGACGCCGCCGCCGCGTGGGACGCCGGCCAACTCGACCTCAACACCGCCGCCAAGACCGGCGTGATCGAGTACGAGGGCCGGCCCTCCCCGAGATATAGCCGTTTCATCGCCCTGACGATCACGCCCCGCGACGATCCCCGCTGGCACGCGCTCGACCGGCTGATCTGCACGATCGTCGGCAAGCAAATGATCGTCACCACCCAGGGCGTCTACGACTCGGCCGATCTCCACATCCACGACCAGGCGCGGGCCTGGATCGCCAACCACGAAAGGGCGGCAGCATGAGCGCCATCGAACTGGACCTGATCACCGGATTCGCCCTCGTCGTCGCCTACCTGCTCACGTTCGGGACGGTGCTGTACGGCGCCGGCCTGCTCACCTGGCACGCGCTGGAGTGGATCGAGGCATGGCGGGAACGGCGGCGGATGGCCCGCCTGCCCGCGCCGACCCCGATCACCGTCACGCAGCGGCGGGCGGGTGGCACCGTCACGACCACGGCGCGGGTGCGCCACCTCGTGATCGTGCCCGAGTCGCCGCACCGGCCGTGGGTGGAGGAGGCGGACATGGACCTGCTGGAGGTGGTCGACCCGAAGCGCGAGGGGCTGCGCTGCCCGCAGGGGCTACGGGTGATTCACCGGGGAGGGGCGAAGTGATGCTCCGCCTGCAACCCATCACCTACCCGGAGGCGTGCGCGTTCATCGCTGAGCATCATCGGCACCATCTCCCTCCACAGGGCTGGAAGTGGGGAATCGCGGTCAACGATGGCGCGAAGGTGGTCGGCGTGATCACCGTGGGCCGGCCAGTTGCTCGGATGCTCGATGACGGGTGGACGCTGGAAGTCACCCGATGCTGCACCGATGGCACGAAGAACGCCGCCTCGATGCTCTACGGAGCTGCATGGCGGGCGGCCAAGGCCCTCGGCTATCAGCGGATGATCACGTACACGCTGGTGGAGGAACCAGGAACAACATTGCGAGCGGCTGGCTGGAAGGAACTGTACACGAGTGCGGGTGGCAGTTGGTCGCGACCATCACGCCCGGAAGTGGACAAGCATCCACTCGGCCAGAAGCGACTTTGGGAGGCGGCATGATGACCACGATCACGCACGTGCCGGATGCCTACGATTCTGACGCTTGGATTTGGGGTGTCGAACTCAAATGCAATGCCTGCAAAACACGGTGGAAGCTCTCGCGGTTTGACAAGCCGGCAAGCTTCTGGCGGTGGTTCACTGGCATCCTGCCGAAACCGCGAGCCGAGGTGATGGGACCGGGCGTCATCACCACGTCTACCTACATCGTCAAGGATTACCCGGCTGAGTCCGGTATTTCCGGGACTCACCTCACGACACGATGCCCGCACTGCGGTGCGTATCACCTGGAGCGAAAACCATGATCACTCAGGAAAGCAAAAGGTTCCACGAACTCTCGCAATATGGCAAGTACAACGACGCTTACCGCGCGCAATGGCGAGAGCTCGCACGCGGTGGTGGTGAGCGACGCGTGTACTTCAAGCGTGGGCGCGTGATTTGGACGCCACGAGGCATCTTGCGACTGTTGCGTGGCAATGGGTGGAATGCGCGGTGGGCATCCAATCCCGGATTGAACCACCGGGCAGCGGTATACCGATCGTTTGGCCCGGTCATTATCAGCCGAACAGCGACGCGATGGAGCGATGGCATGGGCGATGAGTCTGTGTTGTTTCCCAATGCTCCCGCCAACGGGAAGCGTGGGGTGCGGCTGTGACCACAACCGCCACCTACACCGTGACCACGACGCCATTCGGCCTGGCGCTCCGCACCTTCCGCGAGGCGCGGCGGCTCTCGCAGACCAGGCTCGCGCTACGGGCAGGTGTCGAGCATAGCTACGTCTCAAGGCTCGAGGGTGGCACGCGCAACCCCAGCCGAGATGCCGTGCAGACGCTTGCCGCCGCGCTCAACCTCGACGCCGCCGAACGGGACGAGTTGGTGCTGGCCGCCGGCTACATGCCCGACGATCCTGACAGCCTGCTCCGCGACGAACCGGAGGTGGTGGAGGTTCTGGCGCTGCTGAGGGATGCGGCAATCCCGGCAGAGTACCGCGAGTCGATCCGGCATGTGCTGCGGATGCTGGCCGGGCAGGCGAGGATGTACGCCGCCGTAATGCCAGGATCGCCGGAGCGCGCGGAACGCGGCGAAAACGGGTCGGGAGCCGTACGGACGGTACTGACACCGGCACAGGGCGAATCAGCGCGAAAGGCGGCGGCGTGAGCAAGGTGATCCGGCCCAAAGGCCGAAAACGGTTCCCGGAAGGCGTCGCCATTGGCATCTGCTCTTTGTGCGAAAGGCCGGATGCGACCTTCGGCCAACAGTACGTGGGGGGTATTCGGTGGTGTCGGGAGTGCATCAAGCACTCGCTGGGCTGGGTTCAGTTCTCTCCCGAGGATCGCGTCAAGGTGATGGGGATGATGGACGAATGCGCGTCTGCGGATGGCTCGCTGTTGCGAGAGTGTCAGGCGTTCCCGCCAGAGCACTGGCACAACTATGCGATCGGTGAATCACGGCGAAGGCTGATGGATGCCGACATGAAGGATGCAGGCGGGAAGGGGATCATGCCATGACTGAACGTACCGGCGTACGGACACCTGCTACAATGGACATCACAACCCACGAGAATGGGCCGGCCAGCGTTGGAGCGCTGCCGACCCGTGACACCACGGAGGAGACCGTGATGCCTCACAATCCTACCCGCATTGCCGGGAATCCCTCAACCACCCCCAGCACAACCAAAGTCATTCACGTCAAGGACATGCCGAACTACCCCGACGCCGTATATATCGGGCGGGCGATGCCGAGGCAAGGGCTCAAGGGGAGTCCTTTCGGCAACCCGTTCAAGTCGCCCCGCGATGCGGATCCGATCGGCAAGTTCCACGAATACATCACCAACGGGACTGGTCGTCACCTTCTGGCCCGGCTTCCCGAGTTGCGCGGCAAGCCATTGGCGTGTTGGTGCGTACGCGACAGCGACCCTCCCTTTGGTGACGAGGACGATTGGCGCTGCCACGGCGATGTGTTGATGGACCTGCTCAACGACTACAGCGACGACGAGCTGATGTACCTGGCAGTGTCCGACGAGGTGTTGCCATGACCACCCACCCCGTCGGTGCAACCGTCCGCGTCCGTGATGGTGTCAGCAGCCGCCACGCTGGCAAGACCGGCGTCGTCGACCATCGCATCGAGGCGATCCCCGGCGATCCCCGGACGGTGCTGGTGCGCTTTGGCGATGCGACGGCGCTGTATACCGATGCCGACCTGGAGGGAGTGACCGCCCCGCCGAAGCGCGAACCGATGCTCCACGACGTCGATCGCGCCAACCCCAACCCGGCCCGCGCCTGGCACGCGGGCGAGCCGCCGGTCTGCCCCGAGTGCGGATGCGATGCGAGCTACGCCAAGTGGGAGCAACGGGACTACGCGAAGGCGCTGCACCGGCAGAACGCGGCGCTGCGGGAACGGGTGGCGCGGTTGCGGGCGTGGGGTGAGTACTGGCATGGATGCGCCGATGCGTTCTACTACGAGCGCGACGGTGATGCGCCAAAACTCCAACACGGCGACCTCGTGGGCGGGGAGGGGGACCAGTGAAAGCCCTGACGATCCTCCAGCCGTGGGCCTCCCTGATTGCCGGCGGCGCCAAGCGTATCGAGACCCGATCCTGGTACACCCCGTACCGGGGACCAATCGCCATCCATGCCGGGAAGCGCCTGACGCCTGACGTACGCGAGTGGCTGGCCGAAGATGACGAACTGGCGGTTGACCTGTGGATGGGTGGACTGGGCATGAGTGCCGATGCCTTGCCACTTGGGTGCGTCCTCGCCACAGCGACCCTCACGCATTGCGTCCGGTTCGAGCGCGGTGCCGCCGAGCGTATCCGTACCAGCGGCAAGTACCCCGAGCACGAAACGGCATACGGCGATTTCGCGGCGGGACGGTTCGGCTGGGTGCTGGCGGACGTGGTGCCGCTGCCGGATCCGATCCCGGCACGGGGACAGCAAGGGCTCTGGGAATGGGAGGGAAACGCCGATGGGTAAGCCGCTGGTGGTCACGATCCCGGCAACACCGACCCGTACGCTGTCACCGAATGGCCGGGCGCATTGGCGACGCAAGCACGCGGATGCGAAGGACCTCAAATCCGCCGCCCGCTGGGCGACCGTCAACGCGCTCTTCGCCAATCAGGGCGGGCGTGGGAACTGGACCGGCACGAGCATCACCCTGAACTGGCTGGTCGCGTGGGAGAAGGGGCGGCGGCGCATGGATAGCGACAACCTCATTGCCGCGTTGAAGGCGGCGCAGGACGGCATTGCCGATGCCCTCGGCATTGACGACAAGGCGTTCACCGTGGGCACCGTCACCCAGGAACGGGACATCGATGGCATGGGGTATATCAAGTGCGCCATCGAGCAGGAAGACGAGAGGCAGACCGCGTGAACGATTCAACGCAAACCCAGATCGACAAGCTGACCGAGCGGGTGGCGCGGTTGGAGGGTCATGACCGGAAGCTCGCCTATCAGCGCCAACTCCCGTCATTGCTCGACAACATCACCGAACGGCTGGTACGGCTGGAGAACGGAGGACGCCTCCCCGGAGTGGTTGACCCCACCCCGCCGCCCGCCGCTGCGCCGGAGCTGGAAGAGGCGGCGAAGTGGGGAACCGTCTGTTCGGTCTATATCGATGAAGGACTGGAAGCGGCGATACGTGAGGCTCGCGCACAGGGGCTTGGCCTCGCCTCGCCCGCCAAATCCCGTGATCCGCACCGGTTGTATCGCGACGGCGACCACGATGGGCAGATCAGCATCGTGTGCCAAGAGTGCGGTTCACAGGAATATTGGGACTTGGAAAACGGCGAACTGCACCTCTCGCCACAGGAAATGGGCTGCTCCTGCGCCGTGCCCGCCGACCGGGTGGTGTGCAAGGTTCCAGAAGTGACGATGGACATGCTGGATGTAGCTATCGCGAAGGATCGGCAAGAGCGAACCATGGTCATCCGCACCCTGCCTGATGACCTGTTCGACCTGGCCGAAGTGAGACGGATCGCACAGCGTATCGTGGACGCCTACTGGACCGCCCCAGCCGGGGCCGAGGGGGAGAAGTGATGCACTGGCTTTGCCGACTGATCGGACACCGCTTCTCGATCCACTGGCGATACTGCGATGAGGATGGGAAGTGGCAGACCTACGACATGCAGTGTTCGCGCTGTGGGGTCATGGCCAGCAAGGAAGGGGGGATGGACTGATGGCGACCCCGACCACGGCCCGGCACCGGGCGATCGTCAAGCTCCACGCCCGCGCGGCCGCCCTCCATGCCGACGTGCAGCGCGACCTGCGCCCCGGCGACGATGCGGTGCCTCTGGCGTACGTCCAGGTATCGGAACTCGCCGAGCGGCTGGCTCAGTCGCTGGCGACGTGCTTGAGCACCCTCACTGTCGAGGACGACGTTGAGCGGTGGAAGGCCCTGGACCCGACGCGGGGCAGGAAGGAGCGGGCGGCGTGAGTGACCTGTTCTGGCTCGCGATCGGCTTCGTGGCGGGCTTTGCGGTGTGCAACCGGGGGTGGGTGGTCGTGCAGCGGAGGCGGGACAATGACTGACCTGCGGGAAGTGGTGGCGGATGCGATGTGGGACGAACTGCGGTTCGCCCAGGATCGTCAGGACTTCGAGGACGCGGCCACAGTGGTGTGTGCCGCCGTGATCGAGACGCTGGCGGCGGCGGCGGATGCGGCTGGCGACTACGGGCTGTCTTTCTGCTCCGTTTGCGATTGTGGGGGCAGAGCGTCCGACTGGCTGCGTGCGCACATCGACGCCGGGCGCGCGGGGGAGGCGGGGAGGTGAGTGACAAAGACGCGCAACCCCGCAAGCCGTCCCTGACCGACCTGGCGCGGCAGTTGCAGCGGGGCGAGATCACCCGGCGAGAGTTCATCATGCAAGCATCGGTTGCTGGCGCATCGGCTGGGATGGCCGCGATCATCGCCAATCGCTACGCGCTAAAGGAGGCGGGGACGTGAGTGACTGGACCTTGGCGCTGGCCTACGTCATTGAGCATGAGTGGGACGTGGTGCGCACACTGAGCATTGACGATTGCACCGGGTACCTGGATGCAATCGCCGACACGTTCGCGTTCGTCATCTGGCGGGAGTTGTGGCTGGCGCTTCCTGATCTGGCGTTGCGCCCTGACCGCTACATCGGCGACCTGATCTAGCTCCGAGCTGTAACGCCCTATCGCGCAATAGCCCGTGGTAGACTACGGACATGATGCCGCTGTACGGACACTGAGGCGCGCCATGCCTGCGGATTACACACTCGATCCCCACAACGCGAACAAGGGCACCGTGCGCGGTGTCGGCATGGTCGAGCGGTCCCTGCAACAGTACGGCGCCGGCCGCTCCATCCTGGCCTCATCCGATGGCGTGATCCTGGCCGGCAACAAGACGTACGAGCGGGCGCAGGAACTCGGCATCCCGGTTCAGGAGATCGAGTCGGACGGGACCACCCTCTACGTCATCAAGCGCACCGACCTGCCGTACGACGATCCCCGCGCCAAGGAACTCGCGATTGCCGACAACCGGGCATCGGAGACCGGGCTGGAGTGGGACGCCGATGTGTTGCAGGCGTTCCTCGATGACGGGCTCGACCTGGAGCAGTTCTGGTTCCCGGAGGAACTGGAGGCGGTGCTGGCCGGTGACGATGCGCCCGTACCCGGCCAGACCGATCCCGACGAGGTGCCGGAGCCGCCGGCCGATCCGATCACTAAGCCCGGCGACCTGTGGCTGCTGGGAGAGCATCGGCTCCTGTGCGGGGATAGCACGGTCGTCACGGACGTGAACCGGCTGATGGACGGGCGGAAGGCGGACATGGTGTTCACCGACCCGCCGTACAACGTTGGTTATGACTACGCCACCTATGACGACACCAAGACGCAGGCCGAGTACATCCAGTTCTTGCGCGATGCGATCCCGATGGACACCAAGGCAATCGTCAACAACGGCAACACCAAAATCCTCGAGATGATCGAGGCGTTCGGCAAGCCGTATCACGTCGGCATCTGGCTAAAGACCAACGCCATGTCACCATCGGCCATTTCGAGCTTTTCGGTATGGGAGCCGGTGTTCTTTTACGGTAAGTTCAAGCGCCGGCCCGGCAATGACCTGTTCGACTATCCGATCTCCAATCAACAGGATACCGGCGGCCACACCTGTCCCAAGCCGTTGCAGATGTGCGTAGACATGATCCAGACGTTTGCTGATGGTGATCTTGTCTATGATCCATTCCTCGGCTCTGGATCGACGTTGATCGCTTGCCACCAAGCAGGACGGACCTGCTACGGCATCGAGGTAGACCCGAAGTACTGCGATGTCATAGTCGCGAGGTACGAGGCGCACACCGGGCAGACCGCCACCCGCGAGGCACTCCACGACCAGGCGGCGGACTAGATGACCCTCATGGTGGTGAGGCACCCTCATGGTGACGAATGAGCCAATGCACGGCCACATCCAAAGCCAGCGGGAAGCAGTGCCAGCGTGCGGCCATGCACGGCCGGACCGTCTGCTACATGCACGGCGGGAAGACCCCGCGCGGCTTCGCCCTCCCGCAAACTCGCCACGGCCGGCACTCCAAGGACTTGCCGACGCGACTCCAGGGCCGTTACCTCGAATCCCTCAACGATGCCGACCTGCTGAACCTCACCGACGAGATCGCGCTGACCGACGCCTTCATCGAGGACGCCCGGCGTGGCCTGGATCATGGCGAGTCGGGTCGGCTCTTCGCGGACCTGAAAGCGGCGTGGGACACCCTCACGGCGGCGCAACGAGCGAAGGATGCGGCGGCGGTCTCGCAGGCGATCGGAGAGATCGGGCAACTCATCAAGTACGGCGTCTCCGCCTACGCGGCGCGCACCGAGGCGGCCGACCTGGTGGAGCGCCGGCGCAAGTTGGTGGAGTCCGAGAGCAAGCGGCGCGTCCAGATGCAGGACATGATAACCTCCGAGCGGGCGATGCTCCTGATCAGCGCGCTCCTGGACGCGGTGAGCCGCCATGTTGACCCGCGCACCCTTGCCGCCATCAGTGCCGAGTTTGGAGCACTTACTACGCGAGACGATCCTGCGGCGGCTTGACCCGGTGACGCACGCGCCGACCGACTGGCGGACCTGGCTGGCCCGGCACTTCGCCGCCTACACCACCGCGCCATTCGCCGAACGACACGAACGGTTCTGGGCATGGGTAAGTGACCTGGCTCCGGACCGGCGACCAGCACCGCGGGTGGAAGTCTGGCCTCGGGGTGGGGCGAAGTCGACCACCGTTGAACTCGGCTGCGCCTACCTCGGCGCGCAACCCCACCCGGCGCGGCACTTTGTGCTGTACGTGTCAGAGAACCAGGCGCAAGCCAACAAGCACGTCCAGGCCATCGCGGCGATGCTGGAGACCGCCGGCGTCGGCCGGGCCGTCAACCAGTACGGCGCGTCGAAGGGCTGGACGCAGACACAAATCCGCACCACGACCGGGTTCAACGTGAGCGCGTTTGGTCTCGACGCCGGCATGCGCGGCATCAAGCTCGACCAGTACCGCCCGGACGTGATCGTGTTCGACGACATCGACGGTCGCCACGACACCGCTGACACCACCCGCAAGAAGATCGAGACCATCACCACGTCCATCCTGCCGGCCGAATCCGCCGACTGCGCGATCATCGTCGTCCAGAACAAGATCGCGCAGGACTCCATCGTCTCCCAGCTCTGTGACGGCCGCGCCGACTTCCTCCACGACCGCTTGCCGGCGACGGTCGAACCAGCGGTACGGGATCTCGAGTACGAGCGGGTGATCGAGGATGGCCGGCCGAAGTACCGGATCACGGGCGGCACGGAGACGTGGGCGGGGCAGGACCTAGCGACGTGCGAGCGGCAGATCAACGCCTGGGGCCTCGGCGCGTTCCTGCGGGAAGCGCAGCACGAGGTGGAGGAGGTCGAGGGTGGGCTGTGGAACCGGGCGCGGGACATCGACCCGTTCCGGGTGTCGCCGGGGCAGGTGCCGCTCGGCGCCGATATGCACCTCGTGGCGGTGTCCGTTGACCCAAACACCGAGGGCGGCGACGAGGCCGGGATCATCGTCACCGGCGTGTCGTACGAGTATCAGGGCATCCGGCACGCGCACCCGCACGGCTACGTGCTGGCGGACCGCACTGTGTCGGGCGGGCCAAAGCGATGGGCTGAGGCGGCGGTGGCGGCGTACCACGATTTCGGCGCCGACCTGCTGGTTGCTGAAAAGAACCAGGGCGGGAAGATGGTAGCGATCACGATCGGCACGATTCCCGGTGCGCCGGGCGTGACGCTGGTGTGGGCCAGCCGCGGCAAGCGGACCCGCGCCGAACCGGTGCAGAAGATGGCCGAGGATGGCCGGATTCACCACGTCGGCACTTTCCCTGAACTGGAGAAGGAGCTCTGTATGTGGGTGCCGGGCGATCCCTCGCCGAACCGGCTCGACGCGTACGTGTGGGGCTTCACGAAGACCTTGCTGGGCGGAGCGGGCGATCTCGCGGGCGCCGTGTCGGCTTACGCGCTGGAACTGGATGACCTGTGAGCATCAAGGGGAGACTTATGGCGGCGGTGGAGGCGTGGCGCACCTATAGCGCGCCGGTGGGTCCGGATTCCCTCAACGACCAGTACGAGGCGTACCTCGCGCTCTACGATGGCACCGCGTTCCGGTTGCTTTCCGGTCGCCGGCAGGGCGTGTTCCGTGACCAGCGGGTGTACCGCAATACGCGCCTGATCTACTCACACGCCGCGAGTGTGGTCGATTTCTACCGGGCGGTGACCTACCAGGGCCAGCTCGCGACGGACGGCAAGCGGCTGCCGGACGGCTCCCGCGGCGCGATCCCGATCGACCCGCAAACCGGCAACGATGCCACCGACGAGCAGTTGCGGGCCGCGATTGCCGGTTTGTGGTCGCTCTGGAACTGGCAGGAGGGGATGACGATCCGGCCGCAGTTCGTGCCGATGCTCGGGGACGGCATGACCGAACTGATCGACGATCCCGTCCGGCACGCGGCGTGGCCGCAGTTCGTCTGGCCCGGTTTCGTCAATGACCTGACCCTCGACATCACCGGCACGAATGTGACCGCCTATGCCCTGGAATACCAGGTGACGCGCCCGACACCGCGCGGTGAGGACACGTTCACGTTTCGCAAGGAAGTGGACAAGAAGGCGTATCGCTACTACCGGAACGATGCACCCTGGGACGATCCGGACGGCCATGGCGCGTGGGAGCAGGAGAACCCCTACGGATTCGTGCCGGCGATCTGGGACCGCTACAAGCGGACGCGGGGCGACCGCGGCCTGTCGGCGATCGCCAACACGCGGCAGGCGCTGTACGAGCTCAACAGTACGTTCAGCCACAGCATGGACTACCAGCGCAAGGCGTTCGCCGCGCCGGTTGGTGTCAAGGGTGCCGGCGGCATCGCCTCGCAAATCATCGGCCCCTCGCGGATCAGTGACCCCGCCGCGCTCGGGGAATCGCTGGGCCTGGTGGACCTCGGCGAAAACGGTTCGTTCGAGCACATCACGTTCGACATCGGCAAGACGCTGGAGATGCTGCGGGAGGCGAAGGCCGGCATCCTGGAGTCCAACCCCGAGGCGAGCTTTTACCACGACCTGCGGCAGATGAGCACGCTCACCGGGCCCGCCGTGGAGCGTGCGCTGGGGGATGCCGTGGGTCGCGCCACACTGTTCCGGGCTGGCATGGACGTGAACACGATCAAGCTCCAGCAGATGGCGCTGGCGATCATGGGCTTCCGGCTCAATACCGGCACCTGGGGCACGCTGAATCCGCGTGACGAGGTGTACCGCCCGTACGGGCTCGACTCGTACAAGGCGGGGCTGATGGACATGACGATCCTCGGCCGGCCGGTGGTGCCGCAGACGATGGACGAGCGGCTGGACGAACTGGCCAGGCAGGAGGCGCTGCAGACGCGCTGGGCGCTGGGCGAAACGGGGCTGGACAAGGACACGATCACCGGGATCCGGGACGACATGGCGGGGACGGTGGTGGCCGACTTCGGGCGCGACGTGGAAGGGCAGGTGGCGTAAGTGAAGGTCATAAGCATTTCGGTCACGGTGGCCGACTGTGACGGCGTGGATCGGCTGGCGCAGGACATCCTGGAAGCCGTGTCGGCGCTGGCACTGACCGATACCGTCACCGTGGAGATCGGCGAGGTCGAGCGGCACTATCCGTTTTCCATCCGCGTCAAGGGATACTCCGTGCATGACGCCGCCCTCGCCGTCCTGGAAGCCGCGAATGGCGCGGTGGCGCGATTCTGCGGGGTTTCGGTCTAGCCATGCCCACCGAGCGCGATCACCTGCGCGAGGCCGTGATCGCCGGCGTCCGGGACGTGGACGCTGTCTTCCGGCGCCTCACGTCCGAGGTGCTGGCGATCGTGCGCCGGTTGCCCTCGCCATTGGACCTGCTCGGTAAGCGGCGGGCGATGCGGCTGATCGATCGCACGCTGGACCGGGTGTTCGGGCTGACCCGAAACGCGGCCCTCACGTCGGAACTGTTCGGCGTGATCGTACGATCGACCGACGCGACGGCGGGCGGGGTGCTGGACCGGGCCATCGGCCGGGTGCGGGAGGCGATGGAGGACGTGCGACCCGGCTGGTGGCAGCGCGTGACGCTGCGGCCGCCGGTGGACCCGTTCACGCAGACGGTGCGCGACTTGGGAGGATCGGTGCTGGACCGACAACGGGCGCTCCGGGCGGGGCTGCTCGACCCGAACCGCATGTGGGTCAAGGGTGACGGCACACCGTACCGCTTGAGTGACCGCATCTGGCGTGGCGGACGCGAAGTGCGCCGGGAGATCGACGCCGTGTTGCGCGACGGCATCCGCAAGGGAGCGAGCGCGGTGGAGGTGGCAGAGCGGCTGGAGCCGTACCTGAACCCGGACAAGGCGCCGGTGTCGTACCGCAAGGACGGCCGGATCGTCCGCAAGCACCAGACGAAGACGCCGTACGGCAAGCACGGCAGCACGTATGCTCGCACCCTGGCTCGTACGGAAATCAGCCGGGTGCATGCGGTGGCAACACAGCGGGCGGCTCTGGAGACGCCGGGCGTGATCGGCCTGAAGTACGCGCTCTCCGGTTCCCATCCTGCCCCGGATTCCTGCAACCCGCGGGCCGAGCAAGACCTGTACGACCTTGGAGCGGGTGTCTATCCGGCGAAGGAGTGTCCGCTGCCGCCCACTCACCCGAACTGCGTCTGCCATGTTCGCCCTGTGGTGGCTCCGATGGCTGACGTGATCGCTGAACTGGAGCGGAGCTACGGCGGATGAAGCCGCTCGGCGTCCACGTGTTTCGAAACGGCTACCGAGCGGTCAAGATCGCGCTCACGCCGGACGACGTGCGGCGACTGGAAGCGGACCTGGCGGCGATGTGCGAGGCGTGGGAGCGGGCGGCACGGGAAGCGATGGCCGATCCCGAGGTGTGGCGGAAACTGCGAAACCTGTGGCCCTCGCCGGCCAGCATCGAAGGGTGGAACGGGCATGACTGACATCGACCAGCAACTCAAGAACGTCGACAAGGCGCTGTTGGACATCACCCAGTTTATGGATGCGGCAGCCAAGGCGGAGGCAGCGATGAACCGACTGCAAAAGGACCATGCTCGCGTTGCCCCGCCGCACGACCTCAATGATGCCGAGATCGCGGCGGTGAAGGAAGAGCTTCGGAAGGCGGGGCTAGACCCTGATGCTCTGGAGGGTGCCAAGTGACCAATCCGACCATTCAGCACATCGAGATACCCGCCGATCACACGCCGCTCGACACGGCGACCTGGATCATGAGGACGTTGGGCGCGTCTCGGGAAGATGCCGACCGCGTGATGCAGCGCGTGGCGGACGAGGCGATGGCGTACTACGCCGACCACCAGCCGGCCACCACGATCGCCAACGTCGGGCTCGATGACCAGATTCATGCCGCCGTGCAGCGGGTGAGCGCCGCCGTCGCCGCCCACTACAAGACGCTGCGGGAGGCGGGGATGCCGGACAAGCGGGCGGCGCAGTTGTGCGCACAGATGCAGGAGCAATGGTTGGCCGGGGTGCTGCCGATGAACGAGGCGGTGGTGGACCTGATGCGAGAGGATGCGGAGGGCGGGCTGTGAGCATAAACCCAGTCGTGTGGGCTGAGCATCGGCGACGATGGGACATAGCGTCTGCCTTGCCTGACAGTGATCCCGATACCAAATTGCGCGCCTACTGCTGGGCCATTGCGGCATTACGTGAGCCATCTCGCTGGCAACGGGCGCGGCGGTGGGTGGCGAACCTGGTGCGATGGAAATGACTACCAAGCCGCCGATCCGCCTCGATGCGCCCGCGTCCCGGCCCACAGACGATGCCGCAGCGCGGCGCAAGGCATTGGAGACGCTGCGACGCAATCTGCTCTCGGCGGCGAAACAGGTTGAGGTGTTGCAGGCGATCGAGGACCGGAAGGAGACGGCGGCGTAGTATACTATTGGCAACGAATGGCCCCGCGATGCGGAAACATCCGGGGCCGTGGCACACAGTCTAGGAGGACTGCATGCACCAGGATTCTACCCCAATAACAAAGCAAGATGTTGTGGTGGTCAAGGGCGCTGTAGATGATGCTATTGCAGCAAGGCCCATCTGGCACTTACGGGCACTCATGCGTGATTACCCCGATTTGGGTAGTCAGGTAGATCGCTTGCGATCCATGCGAGGGAAACAGGTTCCCGACTGGCCGTCGTGGTGCCTGATGCCGATGGGTCTATGGATGCACATTGCAGACCCCGGAGGAACATTCAACCCTGTAGCTTTGATGAACGCCCCACGTTTGTCTGGCTATGGAACATGGCGGTACACACAGGGCGTATATCGCATCGATCCATCTCTTCTTGACGCGCTGACTGATACTCCACTCACCGGAGATTTGCCATCGGATTCCTTGCTCAGACTGCCGCAGTGGTCCGTCTATGTTGTTACCCCAGGTATGAAACATGGAGCCGCACCATTGCACGGTTTTCTGGCATTCTTGGACTGGAATCCAGAAACCAAGTCTGCCGACCTCTGTATCATCCCGGATATTGATGTTCCTGACTTTGACCATTTACAAATGGCGACGCCGATCCCTATTGGGAAGTGGTCACTCCCAGACGCCTTTGCGCGAATGGCGAGTCGTGGCGCACGCGCCCTCGAAAGCGATCCCGATTTAGCGCAAAAAGCGGGCATCGGGCAACAGGCGATTGACTGGCTGGGTCTCCCAAATCCTGAGAGATACAATCAGATGGCGGAACTGTTCTCGCCACTGGTGTCCATCCTTCTGTACCTTTGCAGTGAGGAACCGGAGATTGACCCTGACCGTGAGCCCGGCACGTCGCCACACAATCCCTTTCCCAAACGCGTTAAGCGAGGGTGGCGATTGTTCCCACCACAGCATGCTCGTGTGTGGCATGTGGGGCGCGGGGTCGGTGAGCAATTGCGTGTCGATCGGCTTTCATGGCAAGGAACAGGTAGAACCGTTCGACCACACATCCGGCGAGGCCATTGGCATGGGTATTGGTTTGGTCCAAGAACGGGTAAGCGTCGGTTCGTGTACCGATGGCTTCCGCCTATGCTGGTTGCATCCCCTCCGGAAGAATGAGGTAACGTCCTAACCTCCTGACACCCGTTTCCTGTACGTTCACCCTGTGCTATGATTTGACGTAACCGAAGACGGCCATCCCGGCAGCAATGCCGGCACCGCCCCTGTAGTCGCAGGCACCAGCGTTCATGCGCTCGCCCCTGTCGATGGCAGGGGCTTTTCGCGTTTCGTCGGCCACCGCCAGCCGCAATGGCGGGACTACCAGCGCACCGGCCGCTTCGCCGGGGTTCCCGTACCGATCCGGGTCATGGTCGGGGGAGATTGCCCGATGCTCACGCGCTCACGTTTGCCGCTCGCGTTGTCCCTGCCGTTGCTCCAGGCCGACCCACCTCCAGGTGGGGGAGGGAATCCGCCGGCTACACCGCCCGCCGATCCCCCGAAGCCGGACGAGGTGACGTTCGACGAGAAGCAGCAAGTCAAGGTCAACGCCTTGCTTGCCGCCGAACGGAAGAAGGCAGAGGACGCCACGGCGCTCCGGCTCAAGCAGGAGGCGGA